GACTGACTAAAATTTATGCCTAAACAATAAATCCCTCAGGTTTTTACGTTGACCCATTAAAATTCTGTATTATTGTGTATTTTCAAAGTATACGGGCATCAGAACGAATTGTGTAAGATAGAACGGCGGCAAAAATGTTGTTGCGGTTTGTTTATCAGAAAGTTAAACGAATACGGGCTTTCATGCGAACGCAAAACGAAATGTGACATTACTTTACATCGGCTTTACATCTAAACGGCCTAAACGCGGGCTTTAAATGCGTTTTTGTTACATCACCCTATAAATATCACCTAAACGGGGCTGGAATAGGCTGTAAAGGCTTATTTCGGCCTTTTTTTATGCCTGTTTATGTGTTTAGAAATCTGTTTAAGTGCCCATTTAGACGGGGAAAACAAGCGGTTTCAGAATCTCTTTCTTAAATGTTAAAAAAGGGGTTGGGGATACCTTTGGGGATACCAGTTGGGGATACCCTTTTTTATTTATTTTACGCGCAAAATAAAAAGTTGGGGATACCTTTTTAACTGGTTTTAAGTCGTGTATTTGGTAGGAGATTGCTTTTTTCGTGTGCTATTAGTGTGTTTTAGTCTATATTTTGATATAGATAGTATTATATATTTACGCATTGATTATGCGGTAAAATTAATGTAAGTTGCTGATTTATAGTGTTTATTTGGATGATAATACGTATTTTTACGGTGAAAACGTGTGTGCGTGTAGAAATGATGCAGAATAGCATAATCAGGATAGTGCGGAAGAGCTCCCGGGTAAGCTGCTTCAGATTCCGGTTCGAGTCCGGGTTCTGCTCCAATACTTTGTGATATTGTGTTTTTATAGGTATTAGATTTAAGGTGAACGCTCCCGGTGAAAGTCCGGGAGCTTATTTTCTAAAAAATATGACAGGAATTATTCGAACAATATTAGATAATCAGCGCAAAGTGACTTTATATGAATTTGCTTTGCGTGAGATAGTTTGTATTGTATGCGAACAAGGTCATAGTGTAATTCCTGTTTTAGGAGATAATATCGCAGACAGAGCATTACAAGAGGTTCAGCGGATGGTAAAACGCATGTCATCACTTCAAAAAAGCGAGGAGCAGACTGACCAGAGTAGCCACACCAGCCCAAATGGATAGCCATAGCTTTATTTTCTCATCTTTTTTCTTATTAGCTTCTTCCTTCTTTTTCTTTTCCTCTTCATTTCTTTTTTCCCAATACATGGACGTAAAACCTCCGGTCTTAACGAAATACATTCCTGCAGGAGTTATGTGAAAAAGGTTTCCTGTCAGTCTTTTGGCATAGCCCATCGGTTCAAGAATTTCACCTATTGCGATATATTCATTCAACTCATCGTCATTTGTTACAGGCGCACATACCTGATTATTGGATGTGGTTGCCATTTTCAAAAGGTTATCTATCTTTTGAGCCAGCTCTTCAGTCATGGTAATATTTACCAGTCTCATAATAACAAATAGATTATTAGTTTTCAATTAGATTCTTCATAGATAAGTAGGAATATCTCATACAGTTCTTTTAAGTTTTCCATATGTATATTACATTCATCAAATGAAAGAGTTTCACAGCATGTTTTATAGCATGACTTTACATTCTCAATTCTTTTCTGTTTTGCAGGAGTTGTCTTTAATTTAGATATTTCTAAAATCATTTTTTCTTTATATTCCTCAAAACATCGTACAACATTCTCACTATAAAAATTGCTCAAATAAGTTTCGTCCTGATTCATTAATGAGTTCATATCATACGAAGAATAGTATTTAGGGTATGCTCTTTTAATCATTGATTTTGCTTTAGAAGAAGCCGCCGTGTAGCCTCTCTGATCATTCATGTATGCAATCTTTATACGCTTAAAAAGTTTTTTTGTAAAATCAATTCTGCTTTTAAGTGTATCAATATTTGATGTGTTTTCAATTAATTGGAGACTTTCCATAAATTGATAAATGGTACCAGAATTAACTAAGACTCGAGTTCCATCAGTATCCATAACGAATTTATTCGATTCTATAGTCGCTTTAGAAGTGTCATTTAAATTTGGCCAGAATATATATCGCAATATAACTAAAACCAAAAATATAAGAAAAATCAACAAGGGAATCGGCATATACTATGACCTTTTAGTTTAAAAGAACTTCCTGATACTTCCCAGAACAGCATATACTTTTAGAATCATGCTGATGGGGATTTCCTGTTCACAAAACTCCTCGCTTTTATTAGAAGGAATAAGCCGTACATAACCTTCTTTTTGGCTTAACCTGACTCTTTTCACAGTACGATATTCCTCTGTGACAATACCGTATATTTCTCCTGCAGGAAGATATTGGATAGGTGTCGTTACTTCGCGTAAGGCGATAATGTCACCATTGCTTATCTCCGGCTCCATTGAGTGTCCGGTAAGGTTGCACCATACTACTCCTTCCTGATTGTAGGGAGGATAATTGATATAGAAATCAGGATTTCGTGTCTGATCATTCACAATCACATCAAAACCACCTATAAAATCTACATTAAAGTAGGGGGCTCCTTCGTAGATTTGGTTCACGGATGGAAGTTCGTCTTCTTTTTTGTCCTCTGAGCGGAGCATGTTTCCTTCTCCGAGAAGAAGCCAATCTGGTGATAAATTGGGATATTGGGTCAATATTTTGACTATTTTATCAGAGCCAAGTTCACTTTTCTTTGCGTCTCCTTTAAAGTTTGACGCAGAGACTCCTATAAGAGTGAAGAAATCAGTTTGTTTTATCCCTATTTCTTTTATAAAAATCAAAATTCTGTCTTTTGAAGTCATAATTTTGGCTATTTAATTTGTTTTGGTCAAAATATTGTCTACTTTTGCAAAGTATTCCAATAGGAACACGCCCTAAAGGTACAAAATAAAGACTATAAAACAATAGAATTATGGCAGAAACAAGAAAACTCATTAAAGCAAGCGGTGAACTTCAGGAAGAAATCGCCGCAAAACTGAAAGTAACAACCCGTTCTGTTCGTTCGGCTTTGGCATACGATACCAATAGCCCTACAGCAAGACTTATTCGTTCGTATGCCTTGAATCATGGAGCAAAGCTCTATGAGCTGAAGGAAATGGAAAATCCGTATGCGGAAGTTATTAACCTTTAAAAAAATCTGTATGAATCTTACAAAGTACTCCTCTAAGAACATCGAATCACAGCTTGAACATGTATGCGAACTGATAGACTTAGTGAAAGGTGATAGAGGATTTCGCGAGGCTGTTCAAGACGAAGAGTTTTGTATGCTAATAAAGATGCAGGCGCAACTGTTCGAAGAAATTAAGAAAAGAGAAAAATATCAACCAACTGCATAAGTGATGAATCATTGCCATTCCGGTTCGCGAGAATAGGGATGGCTCCTAACTCAAAACCATAGAATCATGAAACGAATCAATACTACTACACGCTATCTGCTGCTGATACTTGCAGCCGCCATCCTGAATTGCCTGCTGGACGGCACGATGAACCTGACAGTTACAATCTTCCTTTGCCTGGCACTTATCCCAACGGCAAGGCGCATGGACAGAGAATCACGTAACCAGTAATACACACACGGCTTGCAGAACTTAGTAAGGTGGCTGCCGTCCGGGTTCAAGTCCCGGAGCCGGACTACAATCTTAACGAATTAATCATGGAAATGTACGGAAACACATTATGCGTCAGCTTTACGGAGCTTGTGGGGAGCGGACTTATTAGCCAGCCCACCTATAAGAAATACATTCGTGAAGGCAAGCTTACCCTCCTCCAGCGGGGAGGTAACGGACGCGAGGCCCTTATTGCCTACCGCTCCATGCCGGAACGGCTCCGTGCAGCATACGATGACACATTCAAGAATGCATACGAGGAAATGAAACAGCGTGAGCAGGAAAAGTACATCAACACACAGATTCGGTTCGATGCCGAAGCGGTACGGTTCTTCAAGGAATTTGAGCCGCGTATCGAGCCTGCCAGACAACTGGAATACATCTTGAACGCCCAGGTGATGAACGAAATGGTGCGTACGGAGAAGGCACGCAGTGTGGAACACGCCAAAGGCGGTTTTGCCCGTCGTGCGGAAACATGGAGCAGCGTGCAGATTTGCTGTGAGCGTCTTCGCGAAATTACAGGACACACACTGCCGAAGAATCCGGCCCGCCTTCGTGAGAAGTTTAACCAGTACAAGCGCGAAAGTTATGTGGCACTGGTTAACAAGAATACAGGGAATATGGCCGCACGCCGCATCGGAAAGGCTGAAGGTGCTCTTCTGCTGAAGCTTCGCCGAAGCAAGTTCCCTGTCTACACCGATATGCAGCTCTTTGAGGAATACAACCGTCAGGCGGTGCTTCGCGGACTGAAAACCATCAAGAGTCCTACTACGATGCACAGTTACTTGAATGATCCGGCAGTAATGGTGTGGTGGTATGCCGCAGTAAATGGAGAAAGGGAATTCAAGAACAAGTATATGCCAACCTTCGATACGGTAATGCCGTCTATGCCGAACTCGCTGTGGTATTCAGACGGTACGAAGATAAACCTTTACTACCGTGCATACGATGACAGGCAGAAGCGATGGGTGGCACGAACCACGGATGTGTACGAGGTGATGGATGCCTGCACGGAACTGTTCCTCGGCTACTTTATCGGCGACGGCGAAAACTTCTACAACCAGTACATGGCATACCGTATGGCACTCCAGACATGGAAGGTAAAGCCTTACGAGATAGTGACCGATAACCAGGGAGGACACAAAAAGCTGGCTTCGCAGGGATTCTTCAAGAAACTCTGCCATCTTCACAAAACCACGATGCCGCACAACGGCCAGTCCAAATCCATCGAGTCCGCTTTCGGACGATTCCAGCAGCAGGTACTTCACAAACTATACAATTTCACCGGTCAGAACATTACGGCCAGGAAGCTTTCAAGCCGTGTGAACATTGACCTGGTAATGGCGAACATTGACCAGCTTCCCACATTGGAAGAGATGAAACAGCAATATGCCGACTGCCGCGAAGAATGGAACTTGATGCAGCATCCTACCAGCCCCACCGGCATGACACGCAGGGAAATGTACACCGCGATAGAGAATCCGCAGGCACAGCCGCTTGATGACTATGAGGCACACGAAATCTTCATGCTGTTCTCTCAGGCCCCGGTGCAATACACCAAGGAAGGTTTCATTTTCCGAATGAACAAGCAGGAATACAGCTACATGGTGTATGGCGACGACGGACTGGTAGACATGAACTTCCACCTTCAGAACGTAGGCCGTCAGTTCCTCTACCGCTACGATCCGGAAGACATGACCCGCATCGAACTCTGGGCGGTTACTGATACCGGAGCCAAATATTCGGCAATAGCCACACCGAAAGTCACTATCCATCGTGCCACTCAGGAACGAACCGACGAGGAAAACGCTTATCTGTTTGCGCAGCTGGATGCCAACCGCCGCACACGTGCAGCCATGCACATCGCCCAGGAGGAACTGTTTATGGAAGAAGCCATGGGCGAAGCATACACAAAGCTTCGTTTGCCTCGTCCGGTGGCTGTGAGCGAAAAGCAGCTTGACGGATACCGCGAAGAAATGAAGCGTGGCACACTGGAAGCTCCGGTACCGATGCCCGAAACGGATATTCCGGAAGAGCCTGTACTGGCAGATGAACCGCTGACCTTTGCCTCATCAGGAGACTGGACAAAGAAAGTATCGAACATTACGTTCGATGAACTTGACAGCTTGGGAAAATTCTAACGATTTGATTAAACAATACTTAAATACCTATTAAAACAATGAAAGGATTAACAACAGAAATGAAAGAACAGGTGCGTAGCGCACTGATTGCCTACCGCTCAAATTACCCTACGTTGAACCGTGCCGCAGAAAGCTTGCAGGGCGTAAGCTCGGCCACCGTGAGCCAGCTCTGCAACGGAAAGTATGAACTGATCAGCGACGAAATGTTTGTACGTATCGCCACGCAGATAGGCTTTGCTTTCGATTCATGGAACCTTCACGAAGGAAAGACCTTCAAGGAAATCACTTTTACGCTGAGCGACGCACAGGCTTACAAGAACGTGACATGGATTGTGGGTGATGCCGGATGCGGAAAGACCACAGCGGCCATCGAATACCGCCGCACGCACCGAAACGTGTTCTACATCCTCTGTTCGGAAGATATGCGACGCTCAGACTTCGTTCGTGAGATAGCCAAGCAGGTAGGCGCACCTACTGACACGACCAACCTCCGCGATATGCTGGAAAACGCCATCAGCATGATTTCTTTCCTTGGTAACCCGCTGCTGATATTCGATGAAGGCGACAAGCTGACCGACAGTGTGTTCAACTACTTTATCAGCATCTACAACCGACTGGAAGGACACTCCGGCATCGTGTTTCTCAGTACTGATTACATCAAGCGCCGTATGGAAGCCGGTCTTCGCTACAACAAAAAAGGTTACAAGGAAATAAACAGCCGCATCGGACGCCGTTTTTTCGATGTGTCTCCCACGGAAGAGAATGACATCTACGCCATCTGTCAGGCCAACAATCTGACCGACCGCACCGATATCGAAGAGGTGCTGAAAGATGCCAGGCGAAGCGACAACGACCTTCGCCGCGTGAAACGATGCATCCACCGTCAGAAACGTATTATCGAAGCAAGAAGGAAAGGAGGAAGCAATGAATAAAGAGGATACTACACCGCCCCCACAGAAAAAGAAGTTCACTTTCGACCGCAACGCGAAAGGGGTTCGTGAGCTTCTTTCCATGAAGTTTGACGTGATGGATTTCGATGGTCCCTGGTACGATGCATTTGGCACTCCGGAACGCCGTGGAGTCTGGATCATCTGGGGAAACTCCGGTAGCGGAAAGACCAGTTTTGCCCTCCAGCTCTGCAAGTATTTGTGCCGTTTTGGCCGTGTGGCCTACGACTCCATGGAAGAAGGTGCCTGCCGAACCATGCAGGATGCCATCCGCCGAACGGGGATGATGGAAGTAAACAAGAAGTTCCTGCTGATTGACAACGAGAATATGGAAGAACTCAGTATCCGACTCCGGAGACAGAAAAGCCCCGATATCGTGGTAATCGATTCCTTCCAGTACACCCGCATGACGTACCGCCAGTACATCGACTTCAAGGAAAAGCACAAGCGGAAGCTGCTCATCTTTATCAGTCACGCAGAAGGCCAGTTACCCAATGGTCGTGCCGCGAAAGGAGTGATGTACGATGCCTCGCTGAAAATCTACGTGGAAGGTTTCAGAGCCTTTTCAAAGGGTCGGTTTATCGGTCCTGTAGGACATTACGACATCGTGCCGGAGAAAGCCCGTCAATATTACGGAGAAGAATAATCTTTTAATGAATAATGAAGAATGAAAAATCAAGGATTAGCAATGAAAGACCGACCCATTACACCTCAGCAGGTGAAGGCACTGCAAGCCCAGTTTCACAAGATGGGTTTTACCGATGAAGACCGTCACGGATTTATCAGCCAGTTCACAGCTGGTCGTACAGACAGCACTGCCGGACTGACGAAGGAAGAAGCAGGGTTGTTGCTCACCCGATTCAACCGTGAGGAAGCCGACAGATTACGCAAACAGGCACGTGCCCTGGTGAAACAGATATTTTCCCTGTCGTTCCGTATTTCCTGCCTTAACAAGAACTATACAAACGACACGGAAGCAGACTTTGAGATGAACAAAGCGAAGATTAACCAGTTCTGCCGTACACGCAGCAAGTTCCGCAAGAACCTTACTGAAATGTCGCTGGAAGAGCTGAAGGAAGTAAAAAGACAATTTGAGGCAATGGCCAGAAAGGAGGAATGATATGAGAAAGCAGTCAGAAATTAACCGTGCCATCGAGCACTTGAAAGCTTGCAACGATAATGTGAGCCGAATACAGTTGGAAGTGCTGGAAACGAAGCGCAGTGAATCATGGGTATTCAATCGGTATGTGCGCGACGTTCCGGAAGACGAACGCAACGAAACTCTTTTCTATGCCGCACGCGATGCAGCCCAGTTCCTTGCAGGAAAGATTGGTATCAGTTCCATCTGTCCGGATCTGGAAGACGAACCCGAAGATGAAGAGCAGGAGGAAACAATTACCCTGAGCCTTTCGGAGTACAAAAAGCTTCTACGACGTTTAGAAAGGGTGGAAAGAAGACTTGGACTGAGAGTTGGAGACGTAGCACCTGTACCTCGAAAAGATATTTCAGAAGCACCGGATGACTTGATAGGGCAGGCTGACGCATGCAGATTGATAGGATGTGGAAAAACAACAATAAAAAGATGGGCTAACAAAGGACTGATAACAGGATATCAGAAAGGACGTAGCGTGTATTACAGCAGACGCGAGCTGATTGGTAGCCCGGTAGTGAAAGATTACAAGGACAGTAAATCAAACAAGGAATAATCATGGAACATACAATCGAACAAATTCAGAATGACATTATGAACCGCATGCAGCAGTTTGATTTCACCGACCAGGTACTCATCCTGCGGGAACTGGAAAATTTCTGCGGACAGCAGGCAGACGAAGCCATGAAAATGGAATACGACATGGCGGCAATGGAAGACGAATTAACCGACAATTGAGAATATGGAAGAAAAAAAATGGCTTACCGTACCGGGTTTTCCCAGGTATGAGGTGAACGGCAAGCAGGAGATACGCAGCTTGAAACGAAGGAAGGAAATTATGTTGAAGGTGATTGGTCCAGGAAAGGTTGTCACTCTATTTGATGAGGAGAAAGAACGGCACTGTATATCATGGGCACGTTTTTATTACTGTGCAATGAACCGGATAGACCCTCGCAAGCTGGAACGGAAGGGGATTTTCATCTCCATAAGAAATGGGGAATTCAAAGTGGAGACATTAAGGGAACGCATCCGTTCAATAAAGGAAATGCCTTCGTACAAGGACGCGCAACTCACACTGCTGCAGATTGAGAAACGGTATGAGGAATGCAGGAGATTCATGGATATGGTTATGGAATATTACCGAACCGGTGACGGGAAAAAGCTGACATTGTTTCTTTTTGGGATGAAAGATGAGCTGAATACATATATGATTAATAGCCTGAAACAGTGCGTTCCCGAAACTAGGGATGAAATATTCGGAGAGTCAGTAGACATAATCCTGCGTACGATTGATAGAAGGAACCGTATAGTTGACAACCCTTACAGATTCATGTATACAACAGTAAGAAACCTTGTAAAAAGGATTCGTAAACGGAACGCTGTAGAAAGAGATTTGAATGAAAATATTCTATATGACAAGACGTATTTAAACACTATTTAAAAACTGATTAATTATGGCAAAAAGAACCAAGAAAACAGTAATCAGCGGAGTAAGCCGCGAACAGTACGAACAGGCATTTGCCGAGTTTGCAATGGCCGACGCAAAAGCCCAGTCACTCACAGCAAAGATGGACCAGGAAATGACGAAGATCCGTGAGAAGTACGCCGACCAGTTGGCAGAATTGAACGAAACGAAAGACCGCACCTTTGATGTCATGCAGACCTACGCCACCGAAAACAAGGATACGCTGTTCAGCAAAAAGAAAAGTCTGGAATCGGCACACGGTATCATCGGTTTCCGCACCGGTAACCCGAAACTGAAAAACCGGAAAGGCTTCACCTGGGCAGCCGTAACGAACCTTTGCAAAGAGTTTCTTCCTGATTATATCCGCACCACGGAGGAACTGGCAAAAGACAAGCTGCTTGCCGACCGTGACGTACCGGAAGTTGCAGAACAGTTTGCCAACATCGGCGTAGAGGTGGTGCAGGATGAATCTTTCTACGTAGAACCCAAAAAGGAAAGCGATGCGGTCCAGACGGCCTAAATACACGTATGAACGCCGTGGTCCTCTTTGGATTGTGTATCGCAATGAATACACCCAGTCCACATGTGAAGGCACTCCCATAGCGGAGTGTCATTCACCGGAGGAAGCACGAGACAAGGTTTACCAATTAAATGGATGGAAGAAAGATGGGAAAAAAGTCTAAGTATAAATGGTATGCAATATGGACTGTATACTGCATACTGGTAATTCCATTTGGTATTATAATTATGATATCTCACTATATAAGGCTTCCATTTGAATTATTGCTTGAATGGATAGAAAATGTAAAATGGTGGCTTGTAAAAAGATATAAACCGGAATAGCTATGGCAGAACTCACTTTTAAAACAAACATCCGGCGCGACAAGTGGCCGCGCTGGATGATCAAGCTTCACGAATATCTTACCCGAATATATGACAGACCTATTCCGGAAGTCGATTATGACGATTACGACCGGCTCAAACGGATAATATTTGAAAAGATAGTCATACTCCGGAAAGGGATGATACTGAATAGGACTTCGATATTCGTGTTCATCGTAAAAGGAGACAGCGGATATGGAGTTGTTATCCTTCGAAATAACAAAGTAGCAATAACCTATTACCTGGAATAATGAACAATCGCACACAAATTATCCTGTTCACCGCATTTTCCATCATCATCGGGCCGCTGATTATTTTGGGATTCATCCTGAAACTTGCAGGAAGAATGCTCGATATACTTGGCTGGCTCTGCTGGATGGAACCACGTATGGCGCGGAAAGGATGGGATGAACTCGTACATAAAATCAAAGAATCATGGAGCACAAATTAGGAGAAACATTCACCTGGCACGGACATACGCTCGAAGTAGCCGAAGTGGAAGATCCGGAATTTTCCTGCACGGGATGTTGGTTTTTCGAACACGCCATCCCCTGCTACGAAAAAGATCTTCACTGTATGGACGATTCAAGAAGAGACCACACTAACGTAATATTTAAGAACTCAACAAAAACAGAAGAATTATGATGCACAACTGGTTTACATGCAAAATCCGTTACGAAAAGACAATGGAAAACGGAATGAACAAGAAAGTAACAGAACCCTATCTGGTAGACGCTCTCAGCTTTACCGAAGCCGAAAGCCGTATCATCGAGGAAATGACACCTTTCTTTCAGGGAGAGTTTGTAGTTGCAGGTGTAGCAAGAGCAAATTATGAAGAAATTTTTCCAAGCGATGAGGAGTGTGCCGACCGCTGGTATAAATGCAAACTGTGGTTTATGACACTCGACGAAAAGACCGGAGTGGAAAAACGTACTGCAAGCAACGTACTGGTGCAAGCTTCCGACCTTCGCGACGCTATCAAGAAGCTGGACGAAGGAATGAAAGACACTCTGGCCGATTACGTGATAGCTTCAGTATCCGAAACCGCCATCATGGACGTGTATCCATACGAAGCAGACCCCGATGTGAAACCTGAATTTAATGATGCAGACAGAAGATGAAAACAGAAAAGACCTATATCCATCGCCGCGTATGCCTTTGCCGCCAGTGCGGAGGAACCGGCACAGTGACCGTGTATGCAGAAAAAGATTTTCAGCATCAGTACCCCGAACATAAAGTGTGTCCGCAATGCCAGGGCAGCGGACGCATCTGGCTCAGCGGAACAGTAATCAAGCAGATTGAACCTTATGCAGAACCAGAACCTTAATCTGTTCAAGCCTCGCAGGGTGGCAGCCAAAGTCCATTACAGCGCAATCAATCAGTTTATGTTTTTATGGATCAAGCACAGCCGCCCATGCGACTTGTCAGTCAAGCGTTCGAAGCAGAACCCGGAATACCTGGGCATCTGCTTCGATGTGGAAAACAACGACACAATCGACATGATGTGTGATTTAAAAACAAGTCTGAAAATTGAGATTATTGATTTATGACGATATACAATAGGAAATGACAGAAGAAAAAGAAAAATTATTTTTTAGATATGTCTCACATATTTATCTTACAGATAAAAGTTATGAGAGTATAGGGAAAAGTATTAAGGCTGTAAAGTTATTCCTGGAAAGTGATTGTCAGACAAACCGTAAAGGTTATAAAGAATATATAAGGAGGAATGCAGCTGAATTATCCGATAAACCTTACATAAAAGATTCTTTATGTGAGTTTCTTAATTATCTCGGAATAGGATATTCTCGTTCACAAAAGGAAAAGGTAGTTAAACCTCTTGAGAAGTTAAGTATAATTTCGGATAAGAACATGAAGCTTCTGAATGAATTTGTGTATTACCTTACACAAGATGAAGATTACTCTCCACATACTCTGGAAATATATTCATTTTCAATCAAAAAATATTTTGAATATGCTAATGAGGTATCTGTTGACAATTACAAAAGGTTTGTAAAAATGATGGAAAAAGAAGGTTTTTCACCTCAAACAATACGACTTCGAATTACTGCACTCGAAAGGTTTAGCAAATGGATAAAAAAACCTATAGAGCTAAAGAGACCAAAATTTAATCGAAAACTTAATACGGAAAATGTACCGACAGAATCTGATTATAAAAAGCTTCTTGATTATTTATATACTCGTACGAACAAAGATCATTATTTTTTCATTAAGATACTTGCTACAACAGGAGCAAGGGTAAGCGAGTTCTTTCAGTTAAAGTGGGAAGATATACTTAATGGGGAGGTAACACTTAAAGGGAAGGGTAATAAGTATCGTCGATTTTTCTTTAGTAAGCAGTTGCAAACTGAGGTAAAGAGTTATGTGAAAGAACAGAACAAGACAGGATATGTTGCCGTAGGAAAATTCGGAAGACTTACGCAGCGTGGTTTATGTCAGTCGATGAAAGACTGGGGTGATAAATGTGGTATAGATAAATGCAAGATGCATCCTCACGCTTTCCGTCATTTCTTTGCGAAAATGTATCTTAAAAAGAATAATGATGTGGTACAGCTTGCAGAAATACTCGGTCATGGAAGTATTGATACAACAAGAATTTATCTACAAAAGAGTTATGACGAACAAAAAAGAGAATTTAATCGCTCAGTTACGTGGTAGTGTAGCGAAATTGAAAGATATTACAGTTTCAGTAGAAGGCATAGATGTTTATGATGATACAGGTCATGTAGATACCGAATTTATTACAAATGCGCTTATTTGCGTCAATGAATTTATGTCAGTAAGCAACCTTGTAGTAAACACTATATCTTCACTGATCGCTCCAAATGTTGTTGAAGAGGAGAAGAAACAGGATGACATGGGCAGTAAATGGAGCGTGGAGGAAATCCTCATGCATTGCACGCTTGAGGACAATGTTTTAAAACTTCCTCAAGTACACTTTAATAAGAAATCCTATGCTGAAGCAAAGAAATGGATTGAAGAAGCAGGTGGAAGCTGGCAAGGCGGTAAGGTGCAGGGATTCACATTTCCATTCAATGCAGATCGTGTATTCTCTATTCTTCATGAAGGTAAGCGGTGCAATTTACAGCAGGACTTCCAGTTTTTTGCAACACCTCCAGAAGTAGCCGACTGGCTGGTTATGTTGGCCGGTGGTGTGCACGATGATCAAAAGGTTCTGGAACCCAGTGCTGGTACTGGTGCTATCATAGATGCGATTCATCGAAGCTGTCCGGACGTAATTGTAGATTGCTATGAACTTATGCCTGAGAATAAAGAAATTCTATCGAAAAAGGATAATATACGTATTCTTGGAGATGACTTCACGAAGTGTGATATTGCACAGTATGATAAGATTATAGCAAATCCACCATTCAGTAAAAATCAGGACATTCGGCATGTAAGGCGTATGTATGAGTGTTTAAATCCCGGCGGTGTCCTGGCTGCAATAACTGGTCCTCACTGGGAATTTGGAAGTGAATCTGAGTGTAAGGATTTTAGACAATGGCTGGAGGATAATGGAGGGAAGAAATTCGAGATTGAAGAAGGCGCTTTCAAGGAAAGCGGAACTGGAACTAAAACTATAGCAATAGTAATATATAAGTGATATGAACGCAAGAGACCAAAAAAAAGTATGTGATTCAGGTTTCTGGATAATAAGAGCCGGAGAAAGAAATGGGAAGCCAATTATCAAGGCAAAAAATTTGGATAATCCTGACTCATGGGTAACAATTAGAAGTGATTTTAAATCTAAAGCAGAGCGTGACCGGTACATGAAAGAGTTGCTGGAATATGATTTCTACATCGAAGACTAACAAAAAATCCCCGACACCGCCAAACCTGATGCCGGGGATTTTCATTTTTAATTATTCATGAATCAGGGTTCGCCCAGGTAATGACATATCGCCTCATGTTGCAAAGGCGTAAGCGTGCGCTGTCCTTTCTTGTAGTGAAGTTCGTCCAGTCTTTTTTGTAAATCTTTGTTGAGATTAATCCAGCGGCGAAGCTGGGTAACGGCACTGCGGGCAGAAGAGCGGGGAAAGTATCGCAGTGCAAGGTCAGTAAGATAAATAGCGTGCATAAAGATTGTGTTTGAATGTAAAGATAATAAAAATATCAGAGAAACAAACTACCCCGTAGTAACAATGCGTTTACTACGGGGTAATTAATCAGTTACTAAGTAGTAATGATGGGTTTACTACGTAGTAGTTAAGGAAGCGGTTCTTCTTTGTCTTCCTGCAAACTCTTGACCTTGTGGAAGCTCAGATTTGCGATGTTAAGCTGTCCTTTCAGTCCGATGCCAGGTCTGAACTGGAGAGTCACCTTCTTAATCATTGCAGAACTGAAGGTGTCTTCCGTAGCGGTTCCTGTGCTGCGAAGCTGCGCCTGAAAGCTTCCCAGGTTTTCAAGCTTCACGATTTGTCCGGCTGCGATGTGCAGGTTAATACGCTTCACCAGGGCACGAATTACGTTGAGTACGTCACCGTCGGTCAGTGTGGTGGCATACGCTATTTCTTCCGACAGTTCGTTGATACCTACTGAGCCGGAAGCCTGTGCCTTGGCATAATACTTGTACTCTCCGCTTTCTCTGTCCTGCGGGTTGAGCATCTTAGCAACGCTGTAATTGATTGCCATAATAGTTTTGTTTTAAAGGGTTGATAATGTGGTTTGCTTGTCATGACACAACAAAACTACGGCAGGAAAATGAGGATGCGTTGAACAAGCCGCGACACAGTGTGAAAAGATGCATGAATATGCTGATTTGTGTGCGTTTTTTCGTATTTTTGCGGAAAGTCATCAGGGTAATATGGTCAGGAAAAGTCGTCAGAAAATAGTGGGAATGAGCTATGCCTTCCGCGTGCAGGATATTGTACGGATTTACGATGAGCATGCACGCAGCGGACTGTCCAACCGGGAAATCCTGCGACGTTATATCTGGCCGAAATACCGCATCTGCGAAAAGACTTTCTACAACATCATCAACGCCAGTGCCGATCCGCGCGTGACGGAACGCATCGCCCAGGCAGAGCGGCAGCTGACGCTTTTCGGTTAAAAGGTCTGTGTGGCCTGGCAGGTGAAATCGCTGATGTCTTCCACCAGTTCCTCGTGGTTATGGTTGGTGCTGCTTCCCGTGCGGCGGGTCATGCAGACAGATTCATTCCGGACAGAGAGGAATAAATTGAACAGGTGCGCGTCAATCTTATCCAGCAAATCAAAGCGTGCCAGCGATTCCTCCTGAAACATGCTTCCGTCCCTTGCGCTTCCTTTCCATTTGGTGACCACATGCAGCCGGAACGGAACGTCTGCCTGCTGGACGGTTCCGCTTAACGTGCGCCACTGCACGGACCGGAATTCGATGAACACAGCCGGGGTGTCGAACGGCTCTTCCTGTTCGATGAATTCTACTTGCTCGTTCCACAGGTCAATGTGCCGGATAAGCGGCTGTCCGCTTTCGTCTCTCAATTCTTTCAGTGCTTCGGTCAAGCCGAGATAAAGCATACGTCTCATAGTGCGTCAAAGTTTTTAGCGTTATTGTAAAAGATTTCTTTCAGCAGTTTTTCCAGGTCGGGATGATTGCCGATGAACTGGCGTTTGGGGATGGTGATTTTGCTTCCGGCCTTTTTCATTGCCATGGCACGGTAGAACTCCGCTTCGGCGGTAAGCGCACGGTTCCGCTTGTTGTTGCGCGGTGCGCCGTTTTTCTTCCGTTGCAGGTTCTTGCTGAATCCGTCGGCAGCCTTTCCTCCGGTTACGGTCTGATAGCGGTACCAGAAGTAAGCTTTCATCTTCCGTGTTACGGTGATGGTGCCGCCTTCGTTGTGTATCCTGGCATACGGCTCAGTCGTTTCTATTACCACACTGTCACGGTCGGTTACGCGCCCCGTGATGCTACGGCGCAGGTTTCCGGTGCGGATGAGCAGTCCTCGGCTCTTGTCGTCGTTAAATTTGCGGCGTGCCCACTTCTCATTGAAGAAGGCTTCGCGCTCAAAGTTCCGGTCAAACTCATCCAAAGCTTCTGTCCGTATGTCTTTCAGTGTCTCCCTTACCAGCAGGTTGATGCGCCGCTGGAGGTCACGGGTTACCTGGTTTGATTTTTCAGCCATTAAGCATTGTTTTTTTATGAATTAATCGTATATTTGCAGAAGAGAGAGTGACGCGAAGTACTGGGTTGGATTGCAGATCCTTCACTAAAGGCTTCAGTCGCTCTCTTTTCTTTTTTTCAGTTTCTCCACGATGGAATAAAACTGGCATCTTCCGTCCACCAGTTCCCGGATTACGGCAAATGAATCCTCATCGGCTATGCGGATGCGCAGGTAATGATATTTCATGACCATGGGGTTTCCTTTTTCATCCGGACGTTCCAAAACGTGTTCGGCATCTTTCAGCAGGTTAATCAGATTATAGACTGCTTCATTCTTTGCCCTTACAAATTTGTGAGGCTGGTTCAATGCTTCCTTGATACCGTTTGAGGTGAATTTCACCGGATTCTGTATTCCCTGAACCAGCACGGTTTTACCGACTAAATTCTCTTTGGCCCACTGACGGACAGCCTTACGCTGTTCCTGCAACCGCTCTTTTCCGGCACGCATTTCCTGAAGCAGCCTGCATGCCTGGCATACCTCATTGTCCGGAATGTCGGCTGCCAGTTTCATCTTGTCGGGGCGTACTTCGCACCGGTTGCATTTGCGCAGTGTGTAGCCGTTGTATGCCGGGAAGGTCGTCATTCGTTTGCCGGGATTGAACATGAACATTTCCTGATACTTTCCGGCGGTAGCCTGACTGCCCAGGTTCATAGCTTCCTGCTCGTTGCTCACGGGGTATTTGTCCTTGCGCACCTGCACCACGGTGCAGCGGCAGTTCCATCCGTTGGGCGGGAAATATTTGTCCCAGAACGGACTTTCGATGGGCAGGGTGATGTTATGCAGCATCCGATGGGTACGTCGTACCCGCTTATCGTACATGGTCCGGTACTGGAGGTTATATCGGTCGCCGTCCTGCTCGAATTTCTTCCATCGTGCCGCCATCAGTGCGGATGCCTGGGCGAAGTTGTATTCCGTACGCAGATACTGCACGTTGTAGGCATCATACACCTTTTGAACATCATTTAAGAACTGATTAAACGGCTTGCGGTTTCCTTCCTCATCCAGCAGGGAGGGGAAAGCCTCGTTCAGTTCGTGGAAGGTCTTGATGCCGCTGAACACGTAGTTCGATTCCTTCAGGCGTTGCACCGATATGTCATCCAGAGGTACTTCCTTCAGGGCGGTGTCTACCGCATTGTCGAATATAAGTTTCTGACGCTCGATAAACTTTCTTACATCGCTGTCAGTAAGCAGTACCGCAGCATCTTTCTCCGGATTCTTATAAACGGTTTCAGTCATCTTGTCAAACTCACGGGGAAGTCCGGAGTCATTAGGTATTGTTCCATTACCTAAAGCCAGTATATGTTTTGCTTTTTCATTATCTAATTTAGATATATCAGCATAATCCAATATTTCTTTAGGATATACTTTTCCTCTTAATATACCGGATATCAATTCAGCTTCGAATTCAGATCTGTTAGTATAAGCGTATTCTGATAATTGTTCTTTGACATATTCTCTATTCAGGAAAACCCGATAACTATGTTGTGGACTGTCAAAACCTGGATTGATAATTTGGTCGATATAGTGAGCTAGCTCATGCAATACGACATTATCTTGAACAGCTCTCCCTTTAACTACTTCGTTTTGCATAATCTTTCTTAAACCACCCATTTCTTTAATTATAGGATGATTGTTGATGTAGATAATCTTACTGTCCGGATGATATTCCCCCAAATTTCCAGTCCCTTTTTTCCTGCCTTTAAGATTTCGCTCTTTTATTTCCGGCAAATCGAATCCGTTCTGAAGAAGTATCATGGCGGCTTCTTCACAAACATCCCTTGTCTGGGGGTCTGTAATGACTGATGCCCAGGTTATTGCTTTTTTTCTTATGTCATTTAAATCCACTGATAGAGAGATTGACTCTTTCTCAAAATCTACAATTTCGGCGTACCGCTGATGCAGCCCCTTATAATCGTCGGGGCTTAGTCGAAAAAAGGGTGTTCTCCTTCCGGTAATACCAGCTTCTGCTCTTCCTTTCCTGATTTTTGTTGTGCCGTTTTCCTGACTTCCGGAACTGCTACAGAGGAAATGTCTTTCTTTCGTTTCAGCGGGATGTTGTATTTGTCGACAAAGTATTTCGGCTCTACTTCGTAGTGTTCCAGCAGCAGACGTTCGTAAGCTACCTGCTGTTCGGGAGTATAGTCTACCGATTCATCCCACGCGAAGCGGAAACCTTTTAGCGGGAATCCGTGACGGATCATGCGGGGGATGAGCTGCCAGTTCACTAAATCACGGATAAGGTCGGCATCCTTCTGAATCAGGTTTTCCAGCATCTTGCGGTGCACCTCGCTCTGCGAAAGGCTGGCCCCGTCTTCCATGGTCATCGTGACGGTAAGGACTCCTTTCGATATTTCCGAGTTACAGCGATCGATGCGTTTGTCGTACACATTGAACGCATCGGCACGGGTGCTTTCCTTCAGGTCGACGGTAGTTCCTTCGGGGAACAAGCCGTAAGCGGCTGCTCCCATGTCACGCAGCATCCGTTCAATACGGTCGTATTCCTTCTGGTCGCGGCTGGTGGTGGTAGCCACACGGAGCGGCATGCCGAATATTTCTCCGAACATATCCCAGAATGAGCACATGTTCTTTTTCGGAATGGTCTGCTGGGCGCATTTCAGATACAGGCCCAGATTATGCGTGCCGCCTGCCTCAATGCACCAGTCTTTCATCTCACTGTTCCGGTAGTCGTAGCCCACCTGCCAGGTGTCGTTTTCGTGGGTGATGATGACTCCGTATTCGGGAATGACATGAGTACGGGGAATCAGGCTGACCCGGTTGTAGGCCATCCGTCCGTCCACTTCCACCACGTCGCCCAGTTCAATAAGTGAATGACCGTAGTAATTGCTTTCCAGTGCTAACCGCAGGAATTCCTTAAACCAGGGAGCTTCCAGCAGTTCCGTCAGTTCCGGATTCTCCACACCCTTCGCGTCGCAGATCTTGAAACTCTTGTTCAGTACGAATCCCATGCGCTGTTGCACGCATCCGGTCAGGTGCAGGTCGGCATCCACATCGGTATAGAGGTTCAGCAGACGTGTACGGTTCGGGTTGTCCACGTTGATAGCCATCTGCCATGCACGCCGCCAGTCGGCCAGGTCACGCCGTGTCAATGCTTCAGTGAGCAGCTGGAGCTTGACGCTCATTTCCTTGATGCGCCGTCTTTCGGCGGCATTCATCCGGTTGAGATATTCTATTTTCGGTTTCTTTGCCATAGTAGTTACCAGATATAATTGTTACGTTTGTCGGAACCGTAGCGTATGCCGGCTCCGGTCTGTTCTCCTTCCTCGCCCGTGGGTTGCAGTTCGGGCAGGTTCATGACCGCCTTTCCCGCCTGTACCTTCTCCAGATAGGCGACGGCGTTTTCAAACTGTTCCTTCCGGATTTCATACCCCATCTTTTGCGGCAGGCTGAGCACCATGAAATAGAGTGCCAGGTCGGCCACCAGTCCCACGAGGTCGAGGTTCCTTGCTTCGCCTTCGGCGGTGAAAGCCGCCTGCATGTCATAGCGTCCGTCCAGATAGCTTGCTATCCGGTCCATGGCACGGCGTTCGGCCAGCAGACGGTTGTCGTCCGTAGCCTGCTGAATGATTCTCAGCGCGTCGGCGCTGACCTGTATGTAGTCTTGTTCGGTGATAAACATGTGGTCAGTTAATAGTTAAAAGTTAATAGTTAAAAGCTGTCGTTGGTTACCAGGCATTCTTAGGAGGACGCCGCACGCCAAGCCGGGGTGTGAACGAAGCCTCACGGGTTTGTTTCTGTAGTTTATAAATCGCCCCCTCACTGGCATCGGGGAAGTCATCGTGTGCACGGCTGCCCTGTTCGAAAGCCAGCGTCTGGTCGATTCCGGCCCGCATGTCGGGGTCTTCTTTCAGTTTTTCGTTATAAAAGAAGTAGCCACGTTCCCATAGTGGGCTAATAGCCTCCACACGGGCGAACTTGTCGGGTTTCTTCCGTTTGTCGGGCATGATGGGAAGCTGGTAGCCCCGTGCGTCGCCTTCACGCTGGAACTCGTCGAGGATGGTGTCCTGCATGAAGTTGGCTTCCATGTAGATACTGACCGCCGCATCCTCAGGCAGTGACTCGTAGACATCGTAGAGCCAACGCACCATTTCGCCCACGCTGCACTGGCGGCAGAAGGCACGCAGCAGATGCAGTTCCCGGTGGGAGGCGGTTTTCAATCCACGCTTGGGACGACCTATCATGGCGGCAGCCTTGTAGTCGTTCTTTCCGGAGGATTTCCACGAAGGGTCGATGTAGAGCACTATCTGCTCGTAGTATTTCAGTTTCAGCATCGGTCGCCAGCGTATCCACCGTTCCTGAAACACGGCTCCCTCGGTGATGGGATTATTCATGTATTCCTTCTGAAACGAGCGGTAGCCCATGAACTGTTCGCGGTCGCGCAGTTTCTCGATGGTGTAGAACTCCGGCCAGGCAGGATTCCCGTTGCGATCGATGGCGTTCACCTCAATGGTCTTTACGGTCGGCGTGTCGATGATTTTCTGCAATACGGAGTTTTTGGAAATCAGGTTCCCCACCATGATGAAACGCCCGTCCTTGCCTCCGAAGCAGCCGAACAGGGCTTCCTTTATCCAGTTGGTCATTTCCCGTACACGGGCTTCGCTCCGGCACATCTCATCGTCGTCGAGGTCGTCCACCACGATGTAGTCCGGACGCATCTCCCGGAAACGCAGACCACGGGGCGACTGGCCGCGGCCTCGGGAGAAAAAGGCGCACTGGTCACGTGTGACAAATTCGCCTTCCTGCCACATTCCGCTGTTGTACTGTTCGCCAAAGTCACGGATGATATACTGGTTGTATTGCAGCTCTGCCTGCAAATCTCCCAGCAGACCATCGGCGCTGTCTTCACTCTTGCCCACCAGTACCATGACATGCAGCTCGCTACGGAACTTCAGCCAAAGCGGGATGCCGATGTCCAGGTGTACTGACTTGGCATGACCGCGTGGCCACTTGCAGACCAGGCGCAGTTCCGGATGGGAGGCGATGTAGCGTGCCGCCTCGTTGTGGAACCTGGCATTCGGACACTGGCAATAATGTGAAAGGTACCGCTGGCAGAAACAGTCGTAGTCCTTCAGAGCACGGGCGATGTTCCGCTTGCGTTCCGCTTCTGTTTCCACCCGTTCCTGTGAGGTCATCCGTTCTACCCGTTTGCAGTGTTCCTGCCATCGTTTCAGGGCTTCTTTCTTTTCCTGTTCCGTCATGCTTAGCCTCCTTTCTGGGCGAAGAGTTCATTCAGGTAATCGTTGTGCAGCTGGTTCACGAGCTGGAACAGTTCGTTGGTAAGCTGAGGATATTCATCCCGGTGTGAAGCCAGCCAGTTCTCAAAGTCAATCATTGTGTCGATACGGTCTACCACGCTGGCCTTCTTCTCCAGCTTCTCGATGGCGGTGGCCGTCTTGATAAGCTTGTCGCCCAGGCTGGCCAGCATATCCTCATTTCCCGGCTCGTTCGCCTTGTCGAGCAGGGAGTTGATGGAAGACAGCAGCTTGTTCACCAGTTCCGGACGGGTAATGCTGCGTGCCGCCTTCATCTCTTTCCAGCCCAGGGTGTTTATCCACCGGCTGAGCGTCTGACGGCTCACTTCCACTTTCTGAAGAATCTCTTCCTGTGAAAGTCCGCTCATGTAGAGCACCCGTGCCAGCTCCTGTTTTGTGTCGTTTTTAGCCATGTTTTACCTTGTATTTAATATTCGTTTAAGGCAAAGTTCATCCATTTTCGTGCTTTCAGGAAAAAGGAATGCAACCGTTACAGAGAACAGTGCATCATTTACACACTTCCTTGTAACCGTTACACACTTTTTTGTCCGGACGGGAAAGGCGGAGTAAGTTTGCGTCAAACGAACGAAAAATGGTAAAACGAATCAGAATATCGAACGAGACGCTGAACTGCTACGGCACGTGGATCCGTACCGAAGGCATCGACCTGACGCAGTTTAACCGGAATCCCGTACTGCTCTGGATGCACCAGCGGGGCGTGGTAATAGGAATGATAAAGGATATACGCGTAGCGGATGGAGAAGTGACCGGCGAACCCTGGTTTGATGAGGTACGCGAAGAATCGCGTCTGGCAAAGCAGCAATGGGAAAAGGGCACGCTACGTATGGGTTCGCCCAACTTCGAGATACTGGAAACAAGCGAAGATGCTGCCTTGCTGAAACCCGGACAAACCCGTCCTACCGTAACCCGCTGCAAGCTGATGGAATACAGCATGGTGGACATCGGCGGAAACGACGACAACATCCGGCTCTCATACGAGGGGCGGGAAATCAGGCTGGATGCAGGAGACGGATGCGACCTGCCGCTGTTGAAAGAAAGCTTTAATGAAAACCAAACATTACAGACAATGAACGAACAACTGAAAACCATCGCCCTGATGCTGGGGCTGGCGGACACCGCCACACTGCAGGAAGTGCAGAAACAGATTAACGTATTGCTCGGCTACCAGGCGGCCAACACATCCCTGCGTACCGAGAAAGAAAAACTGGAAAAGGAGCTTGACACCTTACGACTGGCAGGTATCACGTCGCTGGTGGAGGAAGCCGTGACTGCCGGAAAGATTGAATCCGGGAAGAAACCCCACTTTATCGAGCTAGGAAAGAAAGTCGGCCAGGAAAGCCTGAAACTGACCTTAGAAGCCATGCACGGCACGGTAAAGCCGTCGATGGTGTTGAACCGCGATACCTTGCCGACGGCAACCGGCGACTGGAAAAAACTGAGCGAAGTTCCGGCAGAGGAACTGAAACTGATGCGAAAGAACGACCCGCAGCAGTACCGCAAACTGTACAAGGCAGAATACGGTGTGGAATGTCCGGAACTTAACTGATTGTTGAACACAAATTAAAACACGAAAATGAGAAAAGAAATCGTAAAATTCGTAACCGGCACACTGGTGAATGTGCTGATGAGTATCGTTATCCTGGCTTGCCTTGGAATTCCGAATGCAGGATTCTGGGGGCTGATTGTGGGCGTGGTGCTACCAATGGCACTGGGCAAGTTCTTTCCGAAAGGTGCAGCCCTGGAAGGTGTCTATACCGAAGTATGGACGGGTGAACTGGTGAAGCAGCTTCGCGGAGGCATGACCGCCTCATTCCTGGACGGTGTGTCCGATTATTCGGCTGCGGTGAATAACGAAGTGGTACACCTGGTAGATGTGGGCGGCGACCCGGACGTGCTGATTAACAACACCACGTATCCCATCGCCGCACAGGAACTGGAAGACGGAGATATTGCATTGGGCCTTGACAAGTTCCAGACCAAGAAGACACCAGTATCGGACGACCAGCTCTTTGCCATCTCCTACGACAAGATGGGAAGCGTGATTGAGCGTCACGGCGACGCTATTACCATCGCCAAGTTCAAGAAAGCGGCTCATGCACTGGCTCCGAACAGCAACACGGCGAAAACTCCGGTAGTGCCTACTTCCGGTGAAGATGACAACGGACGTAAGAAATGTACCCGCAAAGACATCATCGCTCTGAAACGCAAGCTGGATGCCTTGCAGGTTCCCACTGCAGGCCGCCGTCTGGTGCTCTGCTCAGACCACGTGAACGACCTGCTGGAAGACGACCAGAAGTTCCGCGACCAGTATTACAACTACACAACCGGAAAGATTGCCAACATGTACGGATTCGAGGTGTACGAATTTGAGAACTGTCCGTACTTCACCAAGGAAGGCACAAAAGTTCCGTTCAAGAACTCACCTTCGGGCACCGACCATCAGGCATCCTTCTGTTTCTACACCAAGCGCGTGTTCCGCGCGCAGGGTAGCACCAAGATGTATTACCGCGACGCACAGACCAACCCGGACTACCAGCAGAACGAAGTGAACTTCCGTCACTACTACATCGTACTTCCGAAGAAGATGGAAGCCATCGGGGCCATCTACAGTTATGACGGTTCTACTGCACAGACATCCGACCAGGAGGGAACGGCTGACAAGAACTGGGCTGAGACCAGACGTGAAGCTGAAGCCGCTAAAATGGCCATGGCTATGTCTGAAGGAGGAGAGAATGGCGTGAGCGGACTGGAAGAAAAGTTACAGGAAGACCCTGCAGCCGGTGAGGAACTTGAAGCATAGGGAGGACTGAAGGATGAAACACTTTACAATGGGTGAACTTTGTGCCAGTACCACCGCCGACGCTCATGGAATAAAGAATACACCGCCTCTTCAGGAGGCGGGTAATCTGAAAGCCCTTGCCGACAATGTGCTTGACCCTCTTCGTGAATGGTACGGAAAACCTATTACCGTCAATTCAGGGTACCGTTGTCCGCAACTGAACCGGCTGGTAGGAGGTGCGGCAAGCAGCCAGCATCTGAAAGGAGAAGCTGCCGACATTACAGCAGGAAGCAAGGAAGAAAACCGTAAACTCTTTGATTACATCAAAAGCCATCTTCCTTTTGACCAGCTTATCGACGAAAAGAATTATTCCTGGGTGCATGTGTCTTACAAGCGTGACGGAAACAACAGAAAACAGATTTTAAAACTTTAAAGCACAACAAAATGAAACGGATTATCTTATTTTTCAGCCTGTGCCTGATTACACTGGCTTCATTTGCGCAGACCGTACTTCCGGCTGCAGAACCTGAAACATCGTTCCTTATCGACCTGGGAAGCTTTACCGGAATCGTAGCCCTGGTTTCTACCTTGGTGACACAGATTCTGAAAGTTGTTCCGGCTATTTCCGCAAGCAAGCTGGCTAAAATTTTGATTTCATGCGGTGTGGGCATGGTAGTATGTATTATTGTCTGGCTGTTGCAACTTACTCCGTTACTTACAGGCTATATCTGGTGGCAGGTGCTGATTTACGGACTGGCGGCCGGACTCAGCGGATGCGGATTCTATGATGTGATTAAGGCTATCGGAGCACTGTTTAAAAAAGAGTAGAGCATTATGGATTGGACCCTGTTACAGTCACTATGGGACTGGCTTCTTCCTGCCGGATGGCTGGCTACTGCCATTGCCTGGTGGCGTGACAGGAAAGTATACCAGGTCCGAGCGGTGAAAGAAACCGAGGGTACTTACAAGACTCTTTACGATGATCTGAGTGCCACGGTATTGGAACTTAGTAAACAACTACGGAAACAAAACGAACGGAATATCAATCATGAAACGGCTTTACGAAAACTGCATACTTGCAAGTATGCTGACCGCTGTCCTGTCATTATCTTCTTGCGCCAGCAGCAGAAAGGCCAGCTCGGGAACCGTCCGCTCGGACAGCCTCCGAACGAGCGTAACCGAGCAAACAACTTACGAGCCGGTCCCGAAGAGGACGGCGACCTGCTCGGTGAGTGCGGATCAGTGGCTGAACCTGAGTAAACTTCCTGCCGGATTCGGGCTGAGCTATCGGAACGAAGGTCTGAGTATTGACATACAATCGGACGGAGAAGGTGGCGTGAACGTCACAGCTACAGCCGACAGCACAGGAAGACAGGTGACCGTAACACGTACGGAAACCGACCACCGCATACGCGATGAAACTGTGAGCAATGAAGTGAAGGAAACACGCCCTGGAGCGCAGGGATGGCTGACAGGAACAGCCCTGACCCTACTGGGTATTTTCCTTATTTGGCAACTGATTAAACGATATTTAAAACACGATTAAAAACGACAATATTATGGCAGATACAAGCAACGGACTGATGTACGGCGTGGCGAAAGTGACTTTCAAGCCTTCCGGAGAAGGAGGTGAAGAAAAGACGTTGGGCTGGTTGGATGAAAACGGAATGCAGCCGGCAGGAAATGCGCCTACCTTTATGGATGTGATGGCCGCACAAGTAACAGACGGACCGGTAGACAGCATCATGACCAATCCGGGAAGCGATGCGTTCACTATGAACCTTATCCAGCTGAAAGCAGAGAACATGGCCGACGTGTTCGGTGGTAAAGCGGAAGCAGACGGTTCTTATACGCCTCCAGAAAAATTTGTGGCAAATGGCGTTCTTACCATCGCCATGCATTCCGGTCACAATTTCCGTGTATTCAATTCCCGATTGAGCCGTAACGGCTTCCAGAACGGTATCAATATGCAGAATGTGCTGGCTATGGGCATCCGTGTGGATATGCTGAAACCAACCGACGGCAAGAAAAGACGTTACCGCATCTATCCTCCCGGTGTGGCTCCCGACACATCTGACTCAACCGCAGACGCTAAGGCATGATGAAGGCACAGGATATAGAACTGCTGGCAGGCATCTCTCTCAGTGACGGGGGAATCAGCCTGCCGCTTCATACGGTACTTCGGAAACGTCCGTTCCGCATTACGATGAAGACACCTACCACACGCAGTCTGATACGAATCAGCAAGCGTTATCTCCGAATCGGGGTGACTCCTGAAGAATATGACGCATACGACCAGGACCAGCGTATCCGGTTTGTCTTCCTGCATGGAAAGGACATCAGTCGCATCGTGGCATACGGAATTGTGAGAGGGCCTGTACTGGGAAGAGTACTGAACCGCATGGTGGCCTGGATGCTACGGGAATTGATGACACCCGACGAACTTTCAGCCGCCTGGAGACAGGTGCTGAACAGTACATCTACCACGTCTTTCGGGATTATTATCGCATCGGCAGCAGCTCTGAACAAGATGCAGCCCTTAGCGAGCCGGAACGAGAGCGCAAACGACAAGAGGAGTTAAAGAAGGGACATACGGAACCTTCGCATAGCCTTTTCGGCGTAGTAGGTCAGATTGCCACAGAAACAGGATGGAGCATTGACTACATTCTGGACAAGGTAAATGTAGTTACCCTTCAGCTCATGATGGCAGACATGCCTCACTGGGTTCCTCCGAAAAAACCGGACCTGATGCAGCAAATCCGTGAAATGGAGGAACGGGAGAAACAAAGAAACAGTCGCACACAAACAAATAACACGAACACGACAAAGGGAATGAACCCGCTGGAGTTCTTTACCAACTATGCGGTAAAGGACTGATTATTTATCATTATAAATTGAAATCATGGCAGTACCCGTTGAACTGGAAATATTCATGAAAGACTTGACCAAGGCCGGATTACAGAGCGTTGGCAAGAATGTGGATGATTTGGAAAATCAGACTCAGAAACTGATTGACGCATTGAAACTGGTACGTGCCGAGCAGATTAAACAGCTTGAAGCGAACAAGCAGGCCGGAAAAAACTACACTCAGGAGGCTGCAAACGTGCAGGCTTTGACGGGCCAGATTAACGGATTGAAGGCCGGACTGAAAGACTTGAAGAAAACCAAAGAGGAGGTTGCAAAAACTCCTTCAATCGACATCGACACAGAAGCCGTTACCCGTAAGACAAACAACCTGAAGATGCAGTTCAGCCAGGTAGCAAGAGAACTTCCTTCGCTTGCCATGGGTCCGCAGATGTTTATACTCGCTATCTCCAACAACCTGCCGATGCTGGCGGATGCCATTGCCGATGTGCGCAAGCAGAACGAACTTCTGGCCGCATCAGGACAAAAGGGTGTGCCGGTATGGAAACAGCTTGGAAAAGCATTGCTTTCCCCTCAGACAGCCTTAATCGCTCTAATTTCATTGGGCATTGTATATGGAAAAGAAATTGGTAATTGGGTTAAGAACCTTGGTAAAGCCAAAAAAGAACTATCAGAAACTCAACAGCTACAGGAATCATTGAACACTTCCAGAAGAAAAGGAGGAGAAGCTGCTTCTGAAGAGTCTGCAAAACTTAGAATTCTTTATACAGCCAGTCAGGATACATCAAAATCCATGAGAGAAAGGAATAAGGCTGTAGATGAGCTTCAAAAAATGTATCCGGATTATTTCGGTAAACTAAGCAATGAAGCCATTTTAGCGGGGAATGCCGCATCTGCGTACGATGAACTGACAAAGGCAATTATACGTAAAGGTCAGGCACAGGCAGCAGAAGATATTGTTGCAGATTATTCAAAAAGAAACTTTCAGTTACAACGTGGTATTAATGCGGATTCGCAATGGGTTAATCAGATGCGTTCCGCATACGAAGCTGCACTGAAACAAAGAGAAGGAATGAGGCAAAACGCGTTGACGGTAAATCAAAGCAGTTTCATGACAAACCGAACTCTTTCAGGTGACAGTAACGCGGAAAAGATTATCGAGGAATACGAACGTAGGATGGAGAATATCAGAAAATCTTCTGAAGAAATTGCAAAGAACAACAAAACAGTAGAGGGTATAGTCAAACAGATAGACACATCGGCTTACACCACTGATTTCTCTGCTAGCTCCAAAAAGCAGAAAGAAGAGAAAACCGACTACGCCTCCCAGCTTGCCGATGCCCGCGTAAAAGCACAGCAGACTACGGAAAAACTCCGCATACAGATTATGCAGGAAGGTATTGCCAAGCGTATGGCACTGGCAAAGCAGGAATACGATGAGTCTGTGGCTGACATTGACAAGCAGGAACGGGATATGCTTGCCAAAATGGATCAGGCACGCAAGCAGGGTGACAATATCCCACAGAGCCAGTACGACGAGGTAAAGAATACGGCAAACACCAACCGTATGCTGGCAGAACAGGTGTATAACGAAAAGATATATCAGATTGAACAGGAATATCGCGACAAGGCCACGCAGAGCCTTATCGACTACAATAAACAATACGGAACGTATCAGGAGAAGCGTCTGGCCATTGCAATGGATTACGCCCGGAAGATTGCCGCTGCGCAAACAGAAGGAGAGGCCGACGTATTAACCCGTGAACGTGACGACAAGCTGGCCAGCCTGGACTTTGAGGAAATGAAGAAAGGGATGGACTGGGACAAGATTTTCGGTGACCTGGAGCGTGTATCTACTGATACACTGGGAAGCCTTCGTGAAAAGCTGAAACAATACCTGGAAGGAATCGGTGATGACATCAGCCCCGAATCTTTCAAGGAAGTAATGGATGCTTTCAATAATATAGATTCCGAGCTGGCCGACCGTTCCCCGTTTGAAACAATGAAGAAGGGGTACGAAGATTACAAGTCTGCGATGGAGGAAGTTCGCTCTGCACAAAATCTGTTGAACCAGACGCAGATGGGTGTAAGCGTAATTGTGGAAGAATATGACGAAGCAACCGGAACCCTTACACGTAAGCTGATTACTCAGGCCGAAGCGGAGGAAAGACTTCGTGCTGCCCAGGATAAACGATACAGTGCACAGAAGAGTCTGACTGATGCGGCCAATTCTATTGGACAGAAAGGAATGGCAATCGTCAATGCCGGAAACGACATAGTGGATATGTTAGGAAACTTTGGCGTAAAAGTTCCGGAAGCGGTGAGTGAGACATTGAACGGAGTCAGTCAGGTAATGAGTGGACTGGAAAGCATTGATTTGACAAAACCATTCAGTGCTATTACAGGGTCAGTTAGTATATTGACTGGAATAGGCAATACGATAGCCGGACTGTTTGGTTTCGGAGGTGCCGATTATTCCGGGTACGAGAATATGAAATCAAAGTATGAAGGACTGATTGACATTTGGGATTCGCTTATCTCCAAGAAACAGCAATATATCGACATTGATTATGGTACAGAAGCTCAGAAAGCAGCCGAGGAAGCTAAAAAACTGGTAGACGTGCAGATTGAACGCCAGCGGCAGTTGATGGAAGCTTTGTCAGGAAGCGGTGCAAGCATCGGTAGTCACTCTCTTGGATACCGGGTAAACCGTGGAATGAGTGCGCAGGATTGGGCAAGGCTTTCGCAGCTTACTGGAGCAAATATACAGGGATTTGGTGACGTGATAAAATTGGATGAAGATGTCATAGGTAAAGTTCTTCAGGACGAAAAGTTTGTGTCGGTACTGACTGCTGTCAACTCTGAGTTTGTGACCTACATTCAGAATATAGACAAGTATAGCGAACAGTTGAAGGAAATTGCCGAACAGGAGAAGGAAGCATTTACCGGGGTAAGCTTTGATGAATTCCGTGACAGCTTTGTGAGCATGCTGTCGGATTTGGATGCTACCAACCAGGATTTTGCAGACAATTTTGAAAAATACCTTCAGAACGCCATATTCTCTTCTCTGATTGCTGGAAAATACAAACAGCAAATTCAGGAATTATATGACACATGGGCTACAAAAGCAGAATCAGGAGGTGAACTGACCAAAGATGAAGCCGGTATATTAAGAAACAAATATCAGGATGTTATTAATGATATGCTTGCAGAAAGGGAACAGATAATGAAAGATTTCGGATGGACTTCATCGGAGAATTCTGGCAGCAGTCAGTCTCCCAGCAGCGGTGCACTGACCACCATGAGTCAGGATAGCATATCCACTTTTGAAGGGATGGGACGGAACATGCAGACACACCTGGCCAATACAGACAAGTTTGTGCAGGAAATCCGCAATACACAGAAACAGGATAGCCAGACACTGGCCACCATAGCCGGTCACACTGCGCATCTGGTGGAGATACACGATATATTGAGCGACATGAAATTGAACGGTATAACACTGAAATAATATGGACCTGACAGGATTTCTTTTAATCAACGGAACAGACGCATGGACGGAATACGGTGCTTTCCTTGGTGAGACGGAAGAAGGCGGACATGTGAACATGGATGCTTTGCTTCGAATGCCAAAGGCAAAGGACATTACCACCGTCGACTTCCGGGAACGGGTAGGGGTAGAACTTCCTCAGAAGCCGAACGTGAAGCTGGGCAGCATCGAACGCACCTTGCAGTTCTTTCTCCGTGGGAACTCGAAAGATGACCGGCTGGACAAATACCAGCGCATGATGACGCTCATCACGTCGGGTATGCTTGCAATCGCCGTAAAGAATTACCGAACCTACAATATGGTTTATCAGGATATGCCGGCAGATCCGGAATGGTACGAAAGTTACGAAGGAGACCGGTTCTATGTGCTGTTTTCCGTAAAATTTATGGAGCCGCAGCCTTCTATTTAGTAATTGATTAAACACTGTTTAAATGGAACTGAAAATATACGATAAAGCCAACAACCTCCGTCTGACAGCCAGCCCGAACTCTTCTTCCAGTGTCACGGAAGAAATAGGTGGAGAATGCAGCGTATCTGCATCCTTCACACATACAGAATACGTGCCGCTGGATGTGGATGACTACATCGAGGTGGAAGGCGTTCGATACAAGGTAAAGTCACGCTATCGTCCGAAACAAAAAAACACACAGACTTATGAATACAGCGTGAAGTTCTATGCACCGATACATGATGCGGAAGATACACTGATGCTGTTCCAGGAAGGTGGAACCACTTCTGAATTCAGTTACGACGGTGGTCCGCGCGAACACCTGCAGTTGTGGATTGATAACATGAACCGCCGTGCCGGTGGAAATCTGTGGAGCATCGGAACGGTTATTACCGCCGAAAACAAGGTGATTGATTACCGGAATGTGAAGTGCTGGGATGCGGCTTTCGGCAGCAACGGCATCGCCGCCACATTTGATACGGAAATGTGGGCAGACGGTTATGTGATTAATCTCTGCAAAGCTGAACGTGGGGAAGTGGTGGAGCTTGGATACCTTCAAGGACTTACCAATCTGGCACAGGAAGATAACGGAGAAGTGAAATTCTTTACCCGTCTGTTCCCGTTGGGCAGCACACGCAATATTGATTCGACAAAGTACGGGTATTCCCGTCTGCAACTTCCTGACCGCTCTCTATATGTAGATAAAAACGTAGACTTGTACGGAGTGAAGGAAGAAACGGAAGAAGCTGCGTTTGCTGAGATATATCCTCAGTATGTAGGTACTGTTTCATCTGTACGTACGGAAGAGAAAACCAGTGAGGAAGGACGGAAGTACACCGTATATTACTTCAAGGACAACGGCATGACCTGGAATCCGAAAGACTACGAGATTCCGGATCTGGACTATATGTTACAGTTCCAGACTGGCGAGCTGGCAGGACGTGGAACTGACGGTTCTTTCCAGGCGGCATGGCATGAAGACACACGGGAGTGGGAAATTATAAACATATATCCGGATGATACGACTCAGATTCCTGGAGGTGTGATTATACCAAATCCAGGTGACAAGTATATACCATGGAACTTCGCCATGCCGCAGGAATACATCACCGCAGCGGAACAGGCATACAAGCAGGCAGTAGATGACTTCTTGAATACCTACAGCTTTGACCCGAACAAATACACCGGAACTACTGACCGGAACTACATAGAAAAGAATAATACACCGCTCCGCATCGGATGGAACGTGCGTCTGCTTTCAGAACAGTATTTCGGATCTACCGGAGGATACAAGGATACACGTATTACCAAGGTGCAGCGCAAGTTGAATGACTTGTGCCAGGCTACGATTACCTGCTCGGATGAAGTAGGGTCGGGGTGGAAATCCTCGGTAGATAACTCGCTGAACTCGCTACGGTATGAGGTAGCCAGACAGGCTGAACAATATGTATATGATGTAATCCGGTCGTTCGATGAAAAAACACCGTCTGATAAGAATATATTCAGTGCATTAAAATCGTTGAAGACACATCTTCGTAAGGATGCGCCTGACCGGACGGAGTTTTTGATGAAACTTCTTGGCGGTATTATATCTCCTTTTCTTACATCTCCCGATTTTGTAACTGGAATGATGGGGGCCGGCATGTCATTCTCTTCAGAGGAAGGCGGTGAATCCGTCGGATGGATTGACAAGCTGTACGTGCGAAAGAAAGCCATTTTCCAGCTGCTCAGCATAATGGAGACCGAGCTGGCAGGAGCTTCCTTCATGTTCAACGCTTCAGGTGCCAGAGCAACGATTACTAAGGTAGAGCGTATAGATGCGGTTCCGTTCTATTATGCGGATGGTAGCGCGAAATACTATTCAGATGGCAGCAGAGCATACGTGCAGCCAAGCGCACATGGCGCCGTGTACCGCTGTTACTTCCTTGCAAACGATGGTGAGAAAGCCATCGAGAACCGTTTCCGTGTGGGTAACCTGGTACGCAGCCAGTCATTCAATATCAAATCCGGAGTCTATGAGAATGTTAGTAACCATTACTGGTGGCGGTTAGTCACTGCCGTCGGCGATAATTGGATAGAAGTATCTGTAAATCATTGTGACGAAGGTAGTGATATTCCCAAGGAGGGTGATGTGGTTGTACAACTTGGAGACATATCGGACACGGATTTCCAGTCCGCAATCGTGCTGTCTGCATACGGAGACGGTGCGCCTTCTCTTATCTTCTATCAGGGAATCAACAGTTACTCCCTCTCCGGGAAAGATATAGTCACGATTGGATACGACCGTGTGAAAAAAGAGGGATACTTCAATGTGTATGGACGGGCCTATATCGGTAACAGGGAACAAACGAATTACCTCAGTCTGTCTGACGGGAAGCTTGTCGGAAGATTTAGCGAACTCATGCTATCGTCTGGTAAATCAGTTGTAGAGGTAGCAAAGGACGAAATAAGCCTTGAACTGGAAGATACAGGAATCAACGTCAAAGATAGGACTGTAACGGTACATGCAGATAATTTCTTTGTAACCAACACATCCGGTGAACCGATTGCTGTTTTCACTACTGATAAAAACGGACGTCCGATTGTCAAGGCCGAATACATTGACGTGGACAATCTGAAGGTGAAGCATCTTGATGGTGCGGAGGGTTCTTTGGAAAGAGGCTCTATCGGAGGATTTGAACTGGCAAATGGCCGAATCGGTAGTGAAGCAACGGCATCCGGAGGTGGAGGTAGTTTGTCAATTTATAGTGACATGATTCGTGTAGGCGGCACAAGCTCTTATGTATTAATAGGGAAGAATGTTGTTCCGGCGACAGCTTCTGGTTTTACAGCTGCGGGAAGAATCATAAACAATCAGACGAATACGTATGGCGGATATGGTTTTGACGTGGCCAACTATGGGTTGTTTATTGAAGTATCTGGTGGAACGAAAAACTATGGGCTGAAAAGCAATGCTCCACTGATGGCAACTGCGTTTATTGGAACCAAGATCGGAAGGCTTAACATTACAGGCAGCACCTACAAGATTGATTTCTCACAGAATAATATCTTCTTTATATATGCCAGCAGCGCATATAATGTGACCCTTCCGGATGAGTCGCAGGTCGCAAGCATGTATGGCATGAGCAGCCTTCCGTCTGATTTCGGACTTATGTTGGTTTTCAGATGCCTTGCAGGCTCTAAAAACGTCACGTTGGCCGGAATATACGACCAGAACGGAAGTGTGCAAAGTTATACTTTGGCTGTCGGCGATTCAATAATACTACTGGTGGCTAAGGTTCCATATTTCGGATATTTTTTAATCAATTATACAAGCTGATGGACAAGGCAATTATAATCTACACAGTGTTAGTAATCTTATTAATCTTAATGATAAATTGAAAACGATATGGACGATAAAAAATACGATTCAAGGTATGACGGCGAAACAACAGATAAAATTCTGGACAATGCAAAGGCTATAATGGAACAGACTACAGCAGAAGATGGTGAAACGGTACAGGTGTACGATACAAACGGCGTTCCGCATAAAGTATCGAAAACGGAGCTACTGAAGAAGTCTACACTGGCTCTCCCAGCTTTGGAAGACATCTCCAGTTTTGTGGCCGTGAATGCCGCCGGAAATGCCGTCGGAGTAATGACAAAAGAGCAGGTTGCGTCAGTTCTGGCGGAACTTATTGGAACGGCTACTTTAAAAAATGATGGATTAATGTCAAAATCAGGTTTCCTGAGTGCTATTGGATTAAATTTGGAAGGTGATGCCAATACCGTAAATAACGGAGTTTATAAATTTGACTCACAACAGGACAATATGCCCGTGAATTATGGCATATTAGTGGCATTTTCTTGTGACGGATGGATTCGTATGCAATTATGTGCAGGTGGAGATAATGGATTAGCATATATAAGAATGCATTATAATAGTTGGACATCATGGAAACAACTATAATATTAATTTCCGAAGAGAATACTTCAGCTCGACAGAAGATACATTCCCAGTCTTATATGTAATTTTATATTTGTCAGTACCGGTTCTGGATACCTCTAGCGTAACATTACTTGTGTAGCTATATTCAGATATTTTAGTTATACCAGCAGCATATACGGATGCCCATGCTAATATGTACGTAGCTAGATACTCCGTATTACTAGCACTAGCACGAATTGAAAGTAAATATATACTTGCCGTGTTAGTTTCTCTTATTTCAACGGATTCCCCAACTTGAAGTATTGTTGTTACCGTGCTATTAATCCCAATAAGTCCCGCCAGGCAGATTTAGCACTGGCGGAACTGATGGGAGCGGTTCTACTGAAAGGAGTTACAAAAAGTGACTTGGATAATGGGCTTACCAGCCCATCGCGCATGATTGTAATGTTTGTGTCAGGGTATATCAATCAAATAACCCCAACCGCCAATTACATATCAGGATATGCAGTAAGATACACATCTCTTAACACAGAAATGCAGGTTGTTGTCGATTATGCAGGTAAATTATATTCGAGAACAAAGAACTTATCGGATGGCTCATGGACAGTGTCTACAGCTAGTTATAACTTATATGCATATATTATTAGCTCTTCGTTTACTCTATCTATTGTTAAAGGACAAGATGGCAACGGGCTTATTAAAATCAATAGGGCCTAATATTATAATCGAGTCCATTTAAACTATGATTAAAATTCTCTCCACTCTCCCCATGAATTACCACCATTAGAAGACATACGGGTAAACCGTTTATTGTCATATATGGACATTGCTATTTGCGTGTGATATTCACCTTGACTGAAATATAATAAATTCCCATAAGTGAATAAATCGAAGTTAATAGTTCCTAGAGATATATTAATCATATATACCCTATTATTCAAACAATTATCCGGATTTATGACAATACCACCATCCCTGAACCAAGTATTGTTAATCCCAATAAGTCCCGCCAGAACTGACGCAACCTGCTCTTTTGTCATTACTCCGACGGCATTTCCGGCGGCATTCACGGCCACAAAACTGGAGATGTCTTCCAAAGCTGGGAGAGCCAGTGTAGACTTCTTCAAAAGTTCCGTTTTCGACACCTTATGCGGCACGCCGTTTGTATCGTACACCTGTACCGTTTCACCATCTTCTTCCGTTGTCTGATTCTTCATACTTTCTGTATGTTTCAATAGATTGTCAGTTTCTTCACCTGTAAAGCTTAATACAAAATCTTCTTCTGCTGCCATAATTGTTTTTAATTTATAGTTATTAATGATATTACCAACATTGTATATTATAATTATCTCATTGCATCATTAAGCCCAGCAAGAAACCATGGAAGAAGCGACGCTGCATGATGTCTTACCCTGTTAACTTCATCATCTGAAAATTCGGTATCGTCATCGCTGGAAAAAATTTTCTCAGCCAATTTTAAATCAGCAATACCAACTCCTGTCACATTGAAAATGTTATCTGCAAACATTTCTCTGACATCAATCTCCACGAAATCGGATTTATCTATCTTCGTGTACTTCTTAAATTTCTTAAAATCTATTTTCATGATTAATCGACTAAAATTCCATTTTCAAAAACCAGTTTATACGTTGAAGGTATCGAACCATTCTGTATAGTCCATGATATTGTTCTCGTTGCTCCTTTTTTGTATGTATATGATCCATCGGCTTGCAATGACCATCCGGTACCGAACTCATTAGACAATATCGTATTGGTATAAAGATTTCCGTTTACATGTACTCCTCCGTCAAAATATCCGGCATAAGTATTAGAACTATGTGGCTTGCTAGTACCGTTCCTTGAAGCATAGATGCATGCTCCACCGTCATTGCTTCCAATTACTTTAACCCCAAATTTCCCGTCAGTCGCACCATTGAAATTTATGTCAATCATACCACTGTTATCATCCGTAGGAACACCAATCCGTATACTCCTGCTATCATTGCCGAAAAAATCCCTTCCCTTCCAATTCAAGGAACCGTTGTCTATAGTGAAACCTCCAATCTTAGCACCATCGGCAGATATTGTTCCGGAAAAAGTACCTTTAGCGGCTTTCAGTTCACCCGAAAATGTACCGTCCGCACCATCCAGATGTTTCACTTTTAACGAGTTTACATCTATGCACTCTGTAAGAAGAAGTGGTTTCCCATTTTTAACCGTAAACACGGCTATTCCTTTCCCTTCAGAACTTTTAATTTTAAACTTATCTGAAGAAATAACAATCTCATTTTTTTCGATGTCAATACCCGTAGCACCAAGTTTAATTGAGATATTTTTCTCTGCTACATCTACAACGCTTTCACCATTTGACAACAATATTCTTGCTGCACGTACCTCTATTTCTCCAGAAGCAAGTCTGATATAATTTGTCTTGTCCCTATTACCGATATATGTCTTTCCATAAACATTAAAGTATCCTTCTTTAGTTAGACGATCATATCCGATTGAAACTATATCTTTCCCTGAGAGGGAGTAAGAACTTATCCCCTGATAGAAGGTAAGAGAAGGCGCACCGTCTCCGTATGCAGACAACACGATTGCAGCCTGATAGTCCGGGTCGGCTATGTCTCCAAGTTGTACCATCACGTCACCCACTTTGGGTATATCGCTTCCTTCGTCACAATGATTCACGGATACATCTATCCAGTTATCACCAACATTTTCCACCAGACGCCACCAATAGTGATTGGATACGCCGTCATACGCGCCTTCCTTAATATTAAAGGACTGTGAGCGTACTAAATTCCCTGGCTTAAAACGATTTTCTATGGCTTTCTCACCATCATCTGCAAGGAAGTAACAGCGATAAACAGAACCATAAGTTCCAGGAGATGAGTAACCTCTTTTCCCGTCTGAGAACTTGACTCCTTTACCATCCTTGAAACGAATTCCTTTTTTTTCTATAAACTCGACCTTAGTAATCGTTGCTCTGGCCCCGCTGGCGTTGAACATGAAGGAAGCTCCGGCCAGCTCGGTCTCCATTATTGAAAGTAACTGGAAGATAGCTTTCTTGCGCACGTACAGTTTGTCAATCCATCCGACAGACTCGCCGCCCTTTTCTGAAGAGAATGACATACCAGCACCCATCATACCGGTCACGAAGTCAATTGATTCCAGGAAAGGAGATATGATACCGCCAAGAAGCTTAATGAGATAGTTTGTCTGGTCTTCCTTGTCCTTTCTCAATAATGTTGCAAGTGACCGTTTTGCCGAAAATACGTTACTGTCCGATGGGGCAGTAGAATCATTGGTCTTAATCACATATATGCTACTACCTCCGCCTCCAACATAAGTATGCCCTTTATACGTAATCGACTCCAGTTTCTCTTCCACATCATTAAGGCGAGAGTAGGGCATACTTTCCCCAATAGTATATACCGGAGAATCCCATGGAATGTCAAGGTTAAACTCCCATCCGAGAACACGGCTTTCACGGCCATTCTCAAAAAAGGCTTTATTGACCAGGTTTATCTTTTGCCCGAACTCGAAAAAGCGTTTCAGCTTGTCTTCATTAACCCATTCTGACCGGAGGGTAGTGTAGTATGTACCATCGTCCTTTTTTCGCTGGTCTGCTATCTTCTGTGCCTTCTCTTTCAGTTCCTGCTCCGCGTCCGGAATCATTTGTACAGAAACAAACTTTGGATCAAAACCGGAAAGGATATACTTGTCATCATTTTCAGGATATATGGTATCATCCGGCAATGGACGTCCGTAGTCTTCGCTGCGGACAATTTCCCAAAGCTGGCTTCCGTTGTTGTCCGGGTCAAAAATAACACCGAACTCCAATCCATTCATTTTGCCGGACTGAAAGATAATTGTCAGCTCTTGTCCCGGAAGTATGTAGTCCTTGGAGAAATTCAGGCCAGTATCACGATAGCGATAGTAAGTCACGGTTTCCTGACCTCCGTCTTCATTTGTAACGGTTTCCGTCCTCGTAGATACACTTGACATCGTACTTTCAAGTCGGGGATATACCTCGTCAAATACCACGATGTCTTCAATTGCTTCTTCCTGGCTCATGTCAGGATACACATCTATGTATGGCGTACCAGCGGGAAGCATAAGTCGTCTTTGCACAACTCCGTTTACTACCGTCTGCTCTTCAATGGAACGGTAGTTCTCAGGTATGTTTCTTGTAGATCCGAATGCATAAATGCGGGTGGCATAAGTGCCTTTGCTCTCACTGCGAGTCATGGCAGACGCTTCAACCCCTAACTCGATTTTCACGGCATCACCGAATTCGTTTCGCCCAAAATGAATTACGTTGTCCGTTATCCAGCAATCACAGTTCCACTTATCCTCACCCGCCATTGAGAATAAGGCATCCAGCAGGTTCATATTGTCATACGTCATTGCAACTGCCTTATTCTCTACTGTTGAATCTATTTCAAATACGAATTCTTTTCCCTTATAGGTATATCCCAAAGCTTTCAGGTTACGTAAGAACACACCAAGCTGTACATCAAGGGCTGCGGTGAGAGACCATGACGCTTCATATCCAGCATGTTCAGGAGTGTATTTGAAAATTTTGTTTTTCCACTTCCAGTAGTAAGCATCCAGTTTCAGCTCATAATCATATCCAGCGGTAGAAGCATTGAAAGAAGGTTTCTGCAAGTCAGTTACCTCATATACTTTTGAAAGTAATCCGCCCAGAGAATCATCCAGAACCCCAGAAAGGTCTACATAGTCTCCAAGTTTAAAATATATCGGTTCAGGCACGGAGAATGGGAGAACGATGTAGTCCTCTTTCATCAGTGTAAACTTTCCCTTCGCCCCTTTGTTGATAGGGGTGGAGAATCTTGTCTTTCCGGATATGTCCTTAATTTCAATCATATCCCCAAAGTTCATAAATAGAAAATGGAAGCCCTAAAAATCCGGACTTCCATTTGAAACAATAAAGGAAATGTTCGTTATTCGCTTCTATCCATGGGGTTCGGTTCGCAAAACTTACTTGAAACCTTACCGAAACACCTGTCAATACTCAACCCGTAAGAAATGCTCTTACCCAGGTAAACCAGCTTGTAGACTTCGTTTCCAAGAGTTGGGATTTTGATGTTTACGGTTCCTTTCTCCAGTTCTGACTGAAAAGATTTCTTCTTTGTCCGATAGTCGCCTTCTGAGCCTCCTTCTATTGTGAACTGGAGAGTGATTTCACGCGATGCTACTTTTGCATTTTCGGTTATTATTCGCTTCCCGTGCTCCAGACGGCTCTCATCTTCAATGTAGTCTTTCATCTGATTGAATCCGTCGATAGCATCGAGAAAACCGTCACCCATGCGGACACCCCATGTGCTCCAGGCATCCTTCCCGTTAATAAATAAATCTCCTGTCATAGTCTTGCTGTATTACGTTTCACTTCGGCAATGTCGGCCTGCATCTGTTTGATAGGTTTGACAATTTCGCCTGTGTTCTCTCTGATTTGCTGTAACTCCAAATAGGAATTGGCCAGGATGGTACGTGTCTCGTCGGCGATGTTGTATAGGCCGGTCACTTGTGATGTCAAGGCACTGATGGAGCCTCGCAGTTCGGTAATGGCTACTGTCTGTTGCTGCTCTGCTGTCTCTATCCTAAGATTGGACTCATACACGGCAGTGAACCGACCGTTCAGTTCTCCGGCATCCTCGTGCGTCATTTCCGTACCGAATCCGCGGCTGGAGGCCGACTGCTGGGAACTGCTGCCAGCCTTGTCGTATCCGGTAGCTGCGGCAAGTTCATCCCGTAGTTTCAATGCTTCATTCACGTATCCCATATATTCGTTTTGGAGTGAATTACGTTCACTCTCACTCAGGTTTCCGTCCTTCATACTTTCACCGAATCTGTTCCACCAGTCTTCCAGCTTCTGGCTGTACATGTTACCGATTTTATCTGAAAGCATGGCACGCATAAAGTATTCGGATAGGTTATCCGCAAAATCTTCCGCCGAGGCATCCATATCCATGAGAGTATCTATGAAACTGTCATACATGGAATCAAAACTTATTCCGGTAAGCTGTTCGAAAAGCCCTTCTTTCAGTTCTTCGAGGTTTCCGGCCAGATCTGCATATTCACCTAGTGCTTCAACGACACCATTCCCATAGCCTCCTTTCCCTGAATCGGCCATTTTCTGCCACAAATCCACATTCTGACGTAATAAATCCATCTGCTCCGGAGACATCTGCCACAAGGAATCTGTACCTGTGAACTCTGCCATGACATTTTCCCGAATCCATTGTATGTCACTTTCCGACCAGCCCATGTAATAGGCCCAGCTATGATGTTTACTGTGATAGCCAGCATTGGCCTGCGCTTTTGAAAGGACATTCTTGTTGTATTCCTCCTGATACTTGATGGCTTTATTGTACTCTGCTACGGATTTCTCGCTTCCCTTGCTGGATTTCATTTCTTCTGTAAGGGATTCGATGGCAGACTGCAACTTTTCGTTTCTGCCCGTGAGTCTGTTGATTGTATCCTGCACCTCTTTTTCGTTTCCTCCAATACCGAAGAGTTTGCTGAATCCTCCGAAAGTCAGGGTATCCCATATTCCACCTACAGACTTAAAGACACTACTGAATATGTTACCTATGAAACCATCCAACCCCTGTGTCCCGATGGCATCTAAAAGAGAAAATGCAGCTCCAATTATACCTCCAAGTTTCTCGCTCTCTTCTGCAAATATGTCTACTATATTTCCGGCCAAATCACCGACCTGAGAGAGGGAAATTTCAGAGTTTGAACCAAGCTGGGTAATGACGTTCGACAATGTGACAAGGTTGCTTGTCGTTTTATCTGTCGACTTTTGTACATTGACCTGAGCGTTCTGCTGTCTTTTCTGGGCATCATTCAGTTTCTTCGTGGCAGCTTCCTTCTGTTCATCTGTTCCGCTTCTCATGGCTTCGTTGTATTCCTCCTGAGCTTGTGACAGCTCTTCCTGTGCCTTGGCCAATTCGCTTAACTGTTCGGGTAGGTCGGCCAGCAATCCTCCTTTATCGATAAGAGTTGACTGGATGTTGCTCAACGCCTCGTCAACGACCTTCTTCTGGTCAACAGCCATATTCTTGTATTCATCTGAGTTCTTGAAGTCCCTAAGCTGCTGCTTTACCTTGTTCAGGGACTTTTTGGATACCTTGTCCAAGTCACCGAAGATAAGTTCCCAGTTGATTCCCTGTTTCAGCTTCTCAAGATCAAGGGAGGAGAGTGCCTTATCCATTTCTTTCTGGAGTATGTCCTTGTCTCCCTGGGTAGTGGCTTCCGAGATTTTACGGGTGTACTCGGCTATGATTGCATCACGTTTCTGCATGAACGTACCGTAGCTTTTCAGGTAACGTTCGTTGGCCTCGATTGCAGCTTGATTTTCAGTTTCTGTAATTTCGGCCAGACCTTTTTCACGCGACGTCATGGCATTAGACGCACGACTTCCTAATACTTCCCGCTGTTCAGACGTAAGCTTTCCTCCTTGCGCATCTTCCCATTTTTTGCGCTGTTTCCTAATTTCATCGATTTCTCGCTGGTAATCCAGCTCAATCTGTCTGCGCTTCTTTTCAGAACCTTCTTCCATCAGGTTGATTTCTTCCTGCTGATTTGTTCTGCGAAGCTGAAGGAGTTCTTCTGCAACCTGTTGCTGCTCTTTCTTTTGTCGCTCGGCATCTTTCTTCGCATTATTCTCTTGTTTGGCCAGAGTGTCTCCTGTTACACCACCGAGCGATTTATATGATTTTTCTGCTGCTTCCAACTCTTCTACAGCTTTCTTATAAGCAGATTCAGTGCCTTTTTTAGCATCCTCTACGGCCTTTAATTTTGCTTCGTAAACAGCTTTTGCTTCTTTATATGCTTGCTGATACGTCTTTTCCGATGCTTCTCTTTGCGATTCCAGGCCAGATATGGTGCCGTCAATCCCTTTTAACGCTGCTTGCGCATTATTGAACCGTATTTGAACGTCAATAGGAATTGTTGCAAAAGGAAAATTCTTAATTTTTTCTTGCTCTTCCTGCAATATTTGTCTTGCTATATTGTATTCGCGTATAATCTGCTCACGATTACTTCTTGCTTCCATCAGCTTGACTTCAACAGGTTTCGAGTTTTCCTCTGTTTCCTTTTTCAGTCGATTATATTCGCTCAAGGCTGATTTCCACTTGTTAAGATTTGCTTTTGCTGATTCTATTTGTGAAGCGATTAATGGGGCACCTTGTCCCGCATTTTTTAAAGAAGCATTTAATGATTTTATTTTCTCCTCCCATTGTTGAATATTCTTTAGTATGTTTTCATAACTGTTCTTGTCTCGTTCCTTATTCAGTTCTTTATTTGCTTCTGCAAGATTGAGTACAGCCAGTTGTTCACGGGTATAAGCAGAAGAAAGTGCAGGAGAATACCTTTGTAGTTCCTCATAGGCCTTTATCTTTGAAAACTCGGTTTCTGTCTCATCTTGGATAACGCGTATCAGCTCTTCTATTTTTTTCTTGCGTTCCTCTTCCTGATTCGCAAAATTCTTTTGTTCTTCATTGAATTTTTGCTGTGCCTTTTCCGATGCGGTTGTGCTGTCATGAAAGGCCCACATAGTAGCAACAAGCCCGGCAAGAACCGTAGCTGCCAGTACATACGGGTTAGCTTTCATAACCGTATTCAAAGCCTTTTGTGCTATCATTTGAGCTTTGGTAACCAAGATTGCAAGTTCCATTCTGGCCGTTAATGTATCCTGAGCTATTCGCACAACAATAAGAGCGGTTTTATATGTCCCGTATGTAGCAATCAGTCCTATCAAAATCTTACCAACAGTTTCATAGTTCTCAATAAGACCTTTCAATCCTGAAATACCTGCAGAAGCAATTCCCTGAGTATCTTTCCCAATCTCATTCAACATTGTATCCCAAGCATCTCCAAGGTTACTCAACTGACCTGTAAGAGACTTAGACTGTTCTTGCATCAGGTTATAATAGATTCCTGATTCACTAGTCATATTTTTGAAGGCCTGTTCTACTTCTTTAAATCCTACCTTGCCTTCCTTTACTAAACCGGAAACTTCATCTTTTGTCACACCAAGCACTTTTGCCAGTTCCTCGTAGATGGGAATACCACGTCCTGCAAACTGACGAATATCGACAGCATAGGCCCTTCCTTGTGTCCTTAATGTGCCATAGAGATAGGCTATTTCACTAAGCTGGGAGCCAACACCGGCGGCTACATTACCAAGCATGACAAGTTCATCACCCACATTCTCAGCTGACGAGCCGTAAGCAATCATTTGCTTGGCAGATGATGCCACCCCTTGAAGGTCGAAGGGTGTCTTTGCGGCAATATCCACCAGCTCTGACATCAGTTTATCTGCTTTTTCCTTACTTTTCAGCATGGTTGAAAAAGCAATTTCAAGCTGCTGGAATTGTCCTCGTACATTAACAAGTTCTGTAACAAAGTTTTTCAAGGCAGTTACTCCACCTATTATACCAAGTACTTTGGTTAAGGAAACGGACATCTTTTCATTTGCTTCGACCGTTTCGCCGGCTTCTTCCTTAAAAGCTGCATATTCATCCTTCAGTCTCTTTACTGAAAGACGGGCTTCTGCCTGCTGTTGAGTAAGTCCAAACAAAATATCTTTCTGCTCCCTTAACTTATCGGTTTGAGCTTTTATCTGCTCCGACATACCGCTGGTATTACCACCCGACTTTACAGTTTCTCGGTATTTCTCTTTCAATAAAGTAAGCTCATTTTGTAATTGCCTAATGACACCCCTTTGTGAAGTAATATTTGCAGAGAGGTTGTTTACTGTTTGTGAAGCGCTGTAAATTCCATTTTTGAAATCACGCTCCATTGTAGCTCCAACTTTAGCCGCCTCGGTTACCAGCCCCATCATTTGTTGGCGAGCAGATGCCAATTGGGTTTCCAAAGCCCTTGCCGCTGCCGGAGATTTGTTCACGTCCATCTTTTTGAGTTGGGCTTCCAGCTTTTCACATTCTTGTCTTAGCTTTACGACCTGTTCCCAGTCACTTGATACACGGAATACGAGTGTTGCCATAAATAAAAATCTAAATATTAATGCTTAAAATTATGATATAAGCAAATAGTATTCAGACTTTTTGAAATCAAAAACGAAACAACTTGGCAATTGTCGTGTAATTTAACTTCTATTTTTGAATAATTAGACTCCATCTCGGAATAGAACAAAAAAGGCGCACCATTATGATGCGCCCGATTGTCAATTTGTTCTTTAATTTATATCAGAGCCTCACGGCTGGAATATCAAAACTTGACATTTGCCATTCTTTTAAGTATCTCATTGTATTTTGATTGTATGATAGCTCTTTGCTTTTCTGATGCTGTAATTATCTTTCCTTTATACTTTCGCATTACAGATTCATTTATACCTATTTCCTTTGCAAACTTACTTGCATTAATAAAAGGGAACGCTTCAAAAAATCCACTTAAGTCATACACATACTCCACAGAATAGCCAGCTTTATACCAACTTGGAAATTCACCATGTTTTTCTTTGTAATATTCTGCCTGTTCCTCTAAAACAGAAACAAAGTCCTCTTTCGCTTCTTGTTCTGTAAGCCCAAAGCCATACGCACCGTTTACATCTTCAGAATAGATAGAAATTCCTCCATCATCTGCTTTTTCAATAATAGCCTGAATCTTCTTCATAATCGTGTATTTTAAGTTTTGTCAATTAAATGCACCCACCGAAGTGGGTGCTGTTCTTTTACTTCTTTAACCCCGCCTTTTTCATCATGCTGTCAAGAGTACCTTTAGGTATCTCTTTGGCTGGATGTCTGCCTACAGGGATAAAGTAGTCAAAGTCGGGATGAACATACTTGTGATGTTTCTTTCCCTTTTCGATTGTCCAGCCTGCTGACTCAATCAATTTGTAAAACTCTGAAAACTTCATAAATCAAAGAACTTTTAATTGACAATGCAAAGGTAACATTTTCGTTACTATTAAGCAAGCTTTGTAACGTAAAAAAGTAACGTTTCTGTTGCTTTTTAACATTCTAATAGAGCCATATCTATTTCTTGTTTCTTCTTCTGCGTGAAGCCATATCCTTGCCTTTCACCTTCGTGACTTTTGTCCCGGTTACAGTATGAAGCTTGTCACGCTGCATTAATACTAAATTCCTGTATGGTATCTCATAGACCACTTCCCGGTATGACAGATGCAGATTTTCCATGAACGATGCAATCTGTCCCAAGAGAGTATCATTTCCTACAACCTCGGTTTCGCTGCCAGCAGACTTACGTTCCTCGCCAAGCTGACAGCTTTGAGAAAAACCTTTGAGTCAATCATAGAGAGTGTTTCATCCAATGCGTCCACATTCTCTTCGTATGTTCCTTTTGCCAGTTCTTCGCTCAAGTTTTCGTCACCAGCTATCAGCCAGGAAAGAGCCCTGCTGTAGGCCTCACTTTCTCCCAGGGAGAGAAGAACTTCTTTCAAATTGTCTGCTTCTTGTACACCTGACAAATGGGAGATTGCTCCGGCCAGTTTGTTGATAGTAGGAGGGTAGACCGTGTAGGCTTTCCCAGCGACAAACACCGTTCTGAAATCACTTCCGATAATGGATTCAGTTACTATTTTTGCTCCTTGATTCATTCTGATAAAAGATAAAAATTAAGGGGTGAAGCCATAAAGCCCACCCCTGTTATGGAATTCAATCTCTACCTATTGGATAGGCATTAAGCACCTGCTGTTACTTCAGATGAGTCAAACCAGTATTCCGGTGCAACTTCTGCATTTTGTGGTTCCAGTTCCACCGCACTTACAGGAATACCGACAGCCTTGTCTGTTGTGGCTTCACGTGCACCGATGTCAGCACGGGGAATCACACAATACTGGTCATCGTCAGTCAAAGCGACAAGTAACTTCTCAATGTTTACCTTGCCTCTTGCTCGTTTCCAACCCTTATCAGTGTTAATTACATCACCACCCATGAGGTCTTTCTTGGTCGGATAGTCGTACTCACCAATGGTGAAGTTCACGGTTACATCGCCCATTTCCTTATCACTACGATAAGTCTGACCGGTAAGCTGGTTCTTGTAGTTAGTGCGGCTTGCTTCCGCTTCTTCAAGTGTCCATGTATCCTGATGGATATTCTTCACCTCTTTTAAGGTTTCACCTTGTAAAAGAGTATATAAAGCCTGCCCAGTCAAATCTGCTGTGATAGCATTTGTCTCGCCATACCAAAGTTTCTTGATATTCACAGCTGTGATTTTCTTTGATTCTGCCATATTATTTCACATTTAAAACTTCAAACAAAATTCTTACATTCACATAGTGACACTTTAAGGATGTGTCTTCCTCAATTCCGATTGACTCGATGGAATAATGATAGGTTGTTCCGTCATAGCGTCCGGTCACTCCGTCAAACAATTCTTGCGCCTGTTTCTCCAGCTCGTTCAGACGTATTGTGTTAGCTTCACCTTCTTTCAAGTCAGGAACGCAAAGGTTCACTTCTACGAAAGACTTCTTCCAGTACGTCTCCGGTTGCTGCTTCTTAGAGTGAATGACAATCCTTTCGGACTTCATCGGCCCCGTCAGCTTCTTACCGTGTGGAACGATGTCAATTTCAAAAGGCTGGCAATCACGATAGAGTATGTTCGCTATGTCGGTGGTAACTATCATTTTATTTCCTCCTTTAATCGTTTCTCAGCATATAATGCCCCTCCACTTCTCACTCTGAAACCCTTGCTTTCCACATTGGACGCATAATGATACCCTTGGGGGCTTGCTGCATCATTGTACAATGTCAGACTACAATCGTCCTCAACATTGTGTTTATTTGACCTACGGAGTGTTTTTGTCCTGTCCTGATAAGAGCCATCCTTCACATCGTATTCATCAGCCTCATTGCCAACTTTATCTACGATGTCACGAATTTCACTTATTCCTTGCTCGAAAAAGCTATCCACGTCCGAAAAATCAAATTTTACAGCCATATTTCTGAGTAACCAAAATAGTTAGTATTTTTTACCGTATAAACCTTGCCAGTTCCCCTGGTATTATCGCCATCCATACATCTGACTTCATCACCAGCACTCAGTGAGATTTTCTTCTCACAGACTACGTGATAATTCGGTCGGAACACCTCACCGTTCTCCGAAGTAAACTCCTTGGTCGAGTTATCATCACAACGGCATTTACACACGTCCTGCCAGCTTTCACCACCGGTTCCGGGGATAGGTCGGCCAAACTCGTCTGTTTCCATCGGAGTAAAGACCTTAACCTGTAATGTATGTGGAGCAAATATCATAGGAATCTGACTTTAGGTTTATCGCTTAACGTATCTTCAAGACCATACTTCTTGCACAAGAAAGAATAGTATTCCTTTACGCCTTTTGTATCCCATGACATAGAGAAACCGTTCTCGCTGATGGAAGTAGCACGAAGTAGAAGAGAGGGGATAAACTTCGCCATAGACACCGAAACAAGTCCGATGTTTGACGGGCCCATCTCATCCTCTCCGCTTACTTCTGAAGACAAACTTATCTCCAAAAGGTCAGCCTCCGACAAGTTGATGCCGAAGGTCTGAAACTTCTGTGATATGTAGTCGTTTACTGTCATGCGTTCATGGTTGACAAATCGAAATTCACAATCAGGTTCGGGTTCGTAATCTGCGGAATCCACTCTGCAGTGTATTCCAAATAACGACCGTTCTTGTCCTTGTAACCGGAAATAAGCATATCACCGTCTGCCTGGGTGTAGTTACGTCCCGGTACGCCGTCCACTGCTTCGTACGGAGTGTGGAAACGCATATAACCGACCTTATCCTGCGGAAGCAAGGTGATACGGTCGTCGGCGTAAATCTGCACGTTCTTTCCGGTCTGGTCTTTTACGTAATCTTCCTTGATTTCAATGGCCGGAAGCCCGATGCCAGTGAATACTTGGGAAGCCAGTTGAGATGTAATCAAACCAGTTGAAAGATACATCTCATTTCCTGTAAGCTGCATCTTGAACTTGTCACCAAACTCAGCCGACCCGATGATATTCTTCACGAAAGTTCCTCGTGACATAATCATCTTCTGGAAATTACCGTAGTCCGCTTTCAGTGCATTAATCTGCTGCTGCAAATAGGTGATGAAGTTCGTCTTCGCACCAGTATCAGGCTTGATGAACTTGAACGGCAATTCAATGTTGAGAAGGTCAACGCCTCCGGCATTGTCGTCCTTGTTCTTAACAGCTGCTTCTCCGGTCATCAGAAGTGAACCTACGATAATATCCATGCGCTTGTGAGCTGCCAAAAGTACCTGGCGGTAATCGTCATAGATGAAATTCACGATTTCCTGCATGGCTGCTACCTGGTCAGCAGGTTTAGCTGCGTTAAACTTGTCAATCAAGTCCTGAAGTTCGGACAGGCGGTCAATGGAAATCTGGTAAGCATCGCCAAGATAAGCGATTTCACCATATCCTGAACCGATATTCCGGCGTTCACGGATAGGCTTCTCGCCGTATCGTGAGTTAATAGAACCGGCCATCACTCCAGTAACCTGACCGATGTAGTCCTTGAATACACGGGTAGTCGTTCTACGGAAATCAAGATACTGCTGCCAGTAGATTGTATCCTTACGAGTCTGAAGGACGCGCTGGATAACGGCGTTTACGATATTGGGGTCATTAAACAGAGTATGAATAGTTAGCATCATGTTTTACCTCCTTTCTTTATTTGCTTGCAATTACACCTGCTGTTCTCAAAGATGCCAGAAGGGCATTCAATTTTGTATGTGCATCTTCCTGCCCAGTAGCATCATCTACTTTAACACCTTGCTTTACACCTCCGAGAGCAGAAGATGTTGCTGCAGACAAAGTGAATTTGTTGGCTTGGGATGCGATACCATCCAATTTAGCTTTGTCTTCTTTACTCATCAAGCCATCTTGACTGGAAGACGCTTTGGCAACTACAGCCTTTCCACCTTGAGTAACGTCAGGAGCGTTGAACTGGAAATGCGGCATGTTGGCCTTGTCAATGTCAGAGAAAGGCATAACCAATTTGGTAGGCTCAATCTCGAATGCTCGCATCAAAAGAGCAACTAATACAATGCCTTCTTCTACTTGTACTCTTCCGTACAAAGCTGAGTTAGCAACTACCTTTGGAGTAGTACCGCTTACAGCTGTAGCTTCATAGAGTACAGTACCAGCTTCCACTGTTTCGCCAAAGTCGGCAGCCAGTGTCAACTTATCGAAAGCTTTGTCTGATTTGTCAATACTGTTGATGGTAGCTCCATGAGAACCATTACCCAGATGCATACCCACATAAGCCAAAGAGTTTTTCTTGATCTTCAAAGTGGTATTGGAACCGGTGGTAAACTTTTCATAGACTTCTACACGGATGGCCACCTGAGCGGTTTTCTTTACTAAGTCGGCGGCAATGGGAGTGAAGGATGGAAGAAATGAACCAGCAACAAGGTTGGTCGTATCCAGCTTGTAAGGCCCTCTGCGTCTTACTCCGGTAGAAACATCATAGCGTTCCTCGATGGACGGTTCAGGCTCCATGTAATACTTGTATCCTGCTGACATAAATTACTTGTTTTGTTGTTCGACAATAGATTTTGTGTCCGCCTCAATCATTTTGGCGAACTCACTCGCTTCTTTCTCCTGCTTCTGTTCGGCAGTCTCAGGAGCTTTGGAGAACTGAAACCCGTTGTTAGACATATCCTGCTTCATGTCCTTGAAATAAGTATCCAAGTCCGTGTTTTCAGGAATGTTGCGGTCTTTCAGCATAAATTCGGGAATACCGTACTTCTTCGCCACTGCTGAAATCTGAGAATTACGCTGCGCCTGCGCTTCATTTTCCTCCATTTTGGCCAGCTTGTCGGCAAACGGCTTGATACCAGCGGCGATGCCATCAGCAATCATCTTTGCGATGTCTGTCTCCTGCGGCTTTGGAGGGTCGTTTGGTTTCGGTGGTTCTGGTTTCGGATTCTCGATAGGTTTACCGTCTTTCAGTCCATGCTTCTTCTCGTAGTTTGAAACAGCGGAAGTCTGCGCCTGTCCTGCACGGAAATCACCATAGTTTTGCATCACGTCCTGAAATGAGATACCCTCAACGATGGAGTTTACCTTCGTTTCGTCCGTTACACCCTCTGCCTTCTTTGTGGCAATACGGGTAAGTGTAGCAGTGTCCACCCCAGAAAACTTCTGTTGTAGTCCTGCCAAGATTTGTTCAAAGATTGTCATACCGTATGAGTTTGATTAATAATTTCATACGGTAAATTTACTTATAGAGAAAGGGAAGGGGAAATTTTAAGGCTAACGATACGAAACAATTAGGGAAATGTTCGTTTTTAGGTAAAAAGAAAGCGTGACTACCTAAATAATCACGCTAGATCATCATCCAATTATACTTTTAAAATTTCAATATAGCTGCTTCTATTTCTTTTTTGTCAGAATCTTTTACGTTCCTTAAAGCATTCAGAAAAGGTAATATTAAAGAGTCATCAACGATGAACCAGACTGGGTTTTTAAATAATTTAGGGTATCCAGGATCATCTCCATAACCATTCCATCTCATTGCCATTCTTCTTTCCCCATTTTCCCAAATACCTATCGCTATAGAAAAATCATCATTTTCAAATACAACATTCTCAACCTTAAAATTACTTGGATTTACATCTTTTGCTTTCATTGTACTATCCTCCATTATATTTAATTAATAATGCGAATCAGCAGTTGGCTTTCTGATTCAAAAATTAAAAATTAACAAATGTAAG